CGAGCAGAGCTATACCACGATGTCACTGTGGCGCGAGGATCAGGCGAACAAGAACAAGGACGGTCGAATTCCAACCGGGAAGGCGCTGATTACCATCCACAAGGACAAAGACGGGCCCACGGGGAAATGCGAGCTTGCCTTCGAGGGGAAATACACGCGGTTTGGAAACATCGAGCAGGATCAAGAGGAGCCACGTATTCCGTATGCAGACTAAGATGAAAACCCGCGAAGAACGATTCTTGGAAATCGGCGTGGAGGAATATCGGCGTTCACGCGGCCAAGATCCCGCTTGGTTCCCACGCGATTACGACAAGGTGTACGCGCTGCTGGAAACGCCGCTCGGGAAGAACCTGACGGAAGAACAGTTCCGCTCGCAGATTCGCGAGTTCTTCAAGTCGCCGGATACTTTCAGGCCGATCCGCGCCGGTTCAATCGCCTACTTCGCAACGCATTTTGACGAGTTCCCGCCGCAGAATAGCAACGGCCACAAGAAGGCGGAAAAGAAATCGTGCTCCGCTTGTAATGACACCGGATGGGTCGAGAAGAAGCGCGAAGCCGGGAAAGCTCCAGTGACGGCGAGATGCCCAGAATGTTCCGTAAAATAATCCTTGCGTTAGTTATGATTTTGTGAGATTGTGAATTCTCATGACGAAGAACACCAAGCCTAAAGCGGTCTGGATTGACGCTGAAACCCATCGCCGTGTAAAAGTCGCCGCCAGCAAAACGAATACCGCGATCCAGCAGTGGGTAGCCGACGCATGCAAGAAGGCGCTGCGGGAGGGCAAGTAGATGCCAGACAATCCGCTTATGTTCAGCTATGACGTTAAGCGAGGAATTGACGGATCAACTCACACGGTTGTTTCTTCGATTACCTTGCGCGATATGTTCGCGGCGTTTGCGCTTAATGGATTGATGGCATCAAATGCAGTATGCTCTCCCGCTGCGACAGAAGAAGTGGCGGCACGAGCAGCGTTTAATTTAGCCGACGCCATGCTAGCCGAGCGTGCCAAGTGAAGCTCGCCATCGTAACAGCCCACGCGGATAGCCCAACAGTGCAAGAGGCTATTTCTTCGTGGGGCCACGGATGGGACACGCGAGTCATCGTTGAACGGGGCGATGACGGGATGCTCCGGGCTTACGAGCGCGGGTGGAGATGGGATCTTATCAAGGACCACGAGATCATCGCATTCATTCATGACGACTTGATTTTGCAGGAACATTACGATCAGGCGTGGAAACGAGTTATCGAAGTTTTCGAAGAAGACCCCACAGTCGGCCTCGTCGGATTCGGCGGATCAACAACTCACGGCACCGACGGACTCTACAAAGACCCATACCAGATCATGCAGCTTTCGCGTGGCCAGTTCCTTTCGAACATGGTTGACGCGGAGGTCCACGGCAAGCGCTACATCGGTCCACCAATCGAAGTCGCCGCGCTTGATGGATATGCGCTGATCTTTCGCCGGGAGTTATTGGAAAAAACAGGCGGTTGGCCAGTTAACGATTTGGTCTTTCATGGTTACGACTTCTGGGCAACCTGCATGGCGCATCGTCTTGGCTACAAGGTGAAACTTGTTCCGATCGCCATCAAACACTATGGCGGAATGACGAGCGTCGGCCAGCACAAGGACGACGGTAACAATCACGCCAAGGGTCACGAGTGGATCTATAACGAGTTCAGAGATTGCTTGCCGTGGAGGTGCGCATGATCAACATTACCGTTATCGTCCGCGACCGTCCGCGACTCACCGAGCAATGCCTGCGCTCCATCCGCAATACGCTGGTTGAAGGCACCGTCACGATCCTTGACGACGGCTCGCTTGATCCGACGATGGAGATTTGCCAAGCGTACGTGAGCATCCCGCATCCTTCGCTGAAGTTTCACCTAGTCCGCAATGTCTCACCGACCGGGGGCGCCGGCGCAGCTCGCAACCAGTGCATTCAGGTTTCTATCGCGAAGTTCGGAAAGGGCGATCTACTGTACTGCTCGGACAATGACGTGTTCTTTGAGCGCGGATGGTTGGAGCGGTTGACAGCATCATGGAAAGACTTGACCAAATACCACTTCGGACTGCTTGGCGGTTGCCAGCATCCCTACCACGGTCCACTGCCGGGCGGAATCCACGACTTCGGAATGCCTTGCTATGACAGCGGAGTTGAGGAGAATTACACGCTGCCGTCTCAGTCTTGGCTAATGACCTGGGAGACGTGGGAAACCTACGGGCCGCTCGAAGAGCATAAAGGTGTCCGCCAATCTGAAGACTGGAAATTCACTGAGAAGTTGCGCGCAATTGGTCTGAAGATCGGCCACTTGAAATACAACTCTCCGGTTATCGCTTGCTCGAAGACTGACACCTTCGGGGAGTTGATCCCGGGCGCGGAGTTGATCCAGTCGTATCCGGGGGTGATCTGTGAGTAGAGTTTCCTTCTGCTCCGGTCCTGCTGGATACCGCGAGAATGAGCGAGAAGAGATGCCTTTGATCGCGCGCCATAATATACCCTCCGAATGCCTTGGCTGCGGAGCTCCGGGAGATGGCTTTCATGCATGCTCGTATTGCAAGAGAATGCCTGTTCTAGACATGGCCTATGTGCCAGTCATCGCGTTCGACAGAAGTTTCTCATCCGGCTTGGTTCCAGGGAGACGATATGACTTTTGAAGAAGTCTACGCCGTAACGAATCGCCTTGTCCCCGACGTGCGGACATTCTCTGAGGCTGAGTGCCGCCGATACTTCGACCTGCTGATGGCATTGCCGCCACAGTCCGCAGTTGTCGAGATCGGATTGCAGTTCGGTCGTTCGTCTTCCATCGTTGCGCAAGTAGCGAAAGAGCTTGATCTATTTCACTTCGGGATTGATCCGTTCATTGATCCGCCCGATGCTTACGAAGCGTGGAGTAATCTCATGCGCTCGTTTGGTCACCGGGTAATCTGCAATCGCTTCCCAAGCACGACGGAAGGAATTATCTTCCCTTCGTCGGTCAAGCTCGCGCTAATCGACGGCGACCACTGGGAGGCCGGGGTGCTCAACGACATCAGGTTGATGGCTCCGGTGATCAATCCGGGTGGGCGCATGCTGTTCCACGATTATGGAATCAATCTGCCGAATGTCTATCCTTCGGTGAATCCTGGCTTAGTGCGCGCCAACATGCCGGATGGCTGGATCGAAGAAGATAGGACCGATACGCTTGGCGTCTGGAGGAAACTGTGAGCCGATCGGTTGCGGTAATCACCTGCGCGTTCACGAACAACCCGGACCACTGGCGTTACCTTCGCGAGAGCGCCAAGATCAACGGTCTAAATCTCCATGTGATCGGAAACGGCAAGAACTTCCCCGGCAACGTGGATGTTTTCAAGGAGCTGATTCCTTACGTCGAGTCGCTGGATGACGAGTACATTCTGCTCACCGACGGATACGACGTTCTGGTGAACCGCTGGAATGAAGATGAAGTTATCGAACTGGTGGACGCATCGCGCGGCTTGCTCGTCTCCTGCAACGATGAGTGCTGGCCGGAAGGACCTTGGTGCAAGTCTTACCCAGATAACGGAACTCCGTGGCGCACCGCTTGCGCCGGGCAGTATGTGGGCAAGAAGGTGAATGTGCTTTGGTTGTGGAGAGAATTTCTCGGCGGTCGATGGAGCCAAGAATGCGGAGGTTCGACGCAGGAAATGATGCACCGGATGTACGATTATGCCGCCATCGCAGCAATCCAAACGGGTATAGTGTGGCCCAAGCCGTTCGAGCTTGATACACGCTGCCAAGTATTCCAGATCATGGGGCGCAACTCACAGCCGCAAGTCTTTCTTCCGGTTGCAAAGTACGACGGCGACATGACCCTACTGCGTGCAACGAATAGGATTACCGGGATGATCCCGATGTTTCTCCACTTCGGAGGACGCGCTCCGGGAATGGCCGAGTGGTTCGACAGGCTCTACCCGAAGGAGATCAAGTAATGCCACTACGAAGTTTTGCAGAATTGCAGGCCGCGAGAAACCTACCGGGTGAAACGACGCCAGCACACGGGATAAGCGAATCGGCCGGCGATAAGGGCGGCGTGTCTCCGGGGGGAGTAGCGCCGCTCAAGTTAAACCTTGCCAGCGGACAGAGGCCGTTTAGCCCTCCGTGGGTGAACGTCGATATTCAAAGCAAATGGGAACCGGACAAGATTCCTACTCCCGAGCAGGTTTTCCAGTGGTTTGTTAAGGCCGACATGCGAAATATGCCGATGTTCCGCGATAACTCAGCGGACATGATTGTGATCCACCACGGTTTGGAACACTGCACAATGAGCGATGCCGACTCCGTTCTGCGCGAGTCGTATCGAATCCTGCAACCGGGAGGATCGCTAATTATCACGCTTCCCGACATGAAGGCTCTCTCCAATGCATGGCTAAGCGGAGAGATCAGCGACTACATCTTTTTTGTAAACGCTATGGGCGCCGATATGGGCGATCCGGCTGACCTTCACCGTTGGCATTACACACATGACGGATTGATGGAGAAGATGTTCACCGAACGTACTCCGTGGTCAACCATGAAGCGATTCGACTGGCGAGAGATTCCGGGCGCTTCAATAGCTCGTGACTGGTGGATTCAAGGAACTGAGGCAATCAAATGAAACGACGTGCCGCGATAATCGCTGCTCTATTAGCTCCGTTCGCCAACGCTCAGAATGAACCCTCTTGGCTGACACTGGTTATCCCTGAGAAATACGCCGGAAACGTTGCCTACACCGTCAATGAGCGGGCTGAATGCATGGCCAACTTGAAGCCAGATAAAGACGGCAAGTATGTAACATTCTGTGCTCAGACCCACTACGTCGAAGAACCTCTCCGCGTGGCTTTGGAAATCACCTACAAGGGCGAGACGATCAAGTATTCACCGGAAGAGATCATGGAGGCGCTTCGCAAATGAGCAACGCCGTTTTGATGTTGACCCGAAATAGCTTACAACTGACCAAGGCTGCGGTTGAATCCGTCTTCCGCCAGGACATCCCGACTGCGCTCTACGTGGTCGATAACGGATCAACCGATGGCACCGTTGAGTTCTTCGCGAACGCGCATCGTCGCAACCCTGAAGTAGCCGACGATTACGGCATGGACGCCTTCTGGATGCCAAACCCACCGCTTGGCGTTTCCGCCGGCTGGAACAGTGGGCTTGCCGCGATCTTTCTGCGCCACTCGCATTGTCTTGTGGTGAACAACGACGTCGTGTTGCGTCCCGACTGCTATCACGAGTTGCTTCGCGACGGAGGCCAGTTTGTCACCGCCGTTGGAGTCAGCACGATCGAAGGGATTCAAGGCGAGTTCGTCAAGGCTGTTCGGCCAAACCCGGATTACTCGTGCTTCATGATTCGTCGGCCAACTTGGGAGAAAGTCGGACCTTTCGACGAGTCGATGGTTCTCTACGGATCGGACTGTGATATGCACCTGAGGCTCCATCAGGCCGGGATCAACGCCTACACCATCGGCATGCCGTTCTACCACGTCGCCAGTGGAACGATCAAGACGGCAAATCCCCAAGAAGCTGCGGCCATTCGCGCTCAGGCCGACCGGGATCGCGAGACGTTCGAGAAAAAGTGGGGATTCAAGATCGGATCGCCGGAGTATTACTCTCGATTCGACCAGTTCAGCAATACCAGACTTCCGGTTATGGACTAGCGTGCTATCATGAAATCCAAGTATTATCCTTTCTTATTGTGCAAGTTGGCTCAAACCTTTTCAGGGGCGAGCCGTGGAAGTGGCCAGCGTCCTCGTAAATCGTGTCCAACCTTCTGCGCCGACGCTGGCCGCAACCTATCCGCGAGGGCTGAATGAAGCCCTACTACGAACATTCCGGCATCACTATCTATCATGGCGATGCCCGCGACATCATGAGCAGCTTTTCAGCTGACGCGATAGTCACCGATCCAGTTTGGCCCAACTCAATTTTTCCAAACATCGCTGATCCTCAAAAGCTGCTGGAGGAAACTCTTGCGTGCGCTTCACAAGAGGTCGAGCGTGTAACAGTCCATCTGGGTGTTGACTCTGATCCGAGATTCCTATCGGCCGTGCCGATGCGCTGGAAGTTCATCCGGGTTTGCGATCTGGACTATGCTCGTCCTAGATACAAAGGAAGGCTTGTCGTCGGCGGCGATATGGCCTACGTTTTCGGTATTGCACCGAAGACCGGACGCAAACTTCTTCCAGGTCGATGTATCAGCACCAAATCAAATCGACTCTTTCATCGCGGCTCGTGGGAAGGTAAAAATAAGCACTACACCAGGCGAAGCAACATGCGCGACAAGTCTTCGCTAGACAGCCTCCCTCATCCTTGCGCTCGCCGTCTTCAGCATGTTCGATGGCTCGTTAAGTGGTTCGGTGGAGACTTGACTCTTGACCCTTTCCTTGGAAGTGGAACGACGGCGCTAGCGTGCAAGTCTATGAATCTGCCCTGTATTGGAGTCGAGATTGAAGAGAGATTTTGCGAAATCGCCGCGAAGAGATTGAGTCAAGAAGTTCTTGACTTCGAGGCCCCATGATTCTAAACTCGCGAGTGGACATGATTTATGAGGGAGCACCTTGGATCATACGGCGCATCCGAACGACAAGTCACACCACAAGGCAACGCTATCCCCGCGCCAGCAGCACATCAGGATTTTCAGAAACAGAAAAGAGAACGATACGGGAGCCACGGAATCGGGGGATCGCGCTTGCACCGAGACGACTCTTAGGGGCCGCTGAACGGATTGGTGCCCATTGGGTAACGGCCAGCGAAGACTTGTTCTCCACAAGAGAGCAGAACAGCCTCAATAGCTTTTCTAAGCCTGGAATGAGGGGCGGTACAACAGGAGAGGGCGTTTCTTCCCTCACCCAATAGGTAACGTGTGGGCGAACGAGAAGTAGACAGATAAAACAAGGAGAAATGCGAAATGGCAAAAGCTGAAGCAGCACCGGAAGCAAAGAAGCGCACGCGATTGGATGTGGCCGGGCAGATCGCCAGAATGAAGCAGCAGCAGAAAGACCTGCTCGCGAAGACCGAAGAGAAGTTGGCGGCAGCGGTTACCGAAGCAGCCGACGCGAAGGCGAAAGTTGATGCGCTCACTCTTCAGCGCGACGAGCTGAAGAAGATCGTGGGCGAAGATACCCCAACGCCAAGTGTTGCTCCGGGAACTGCGACGCCGTTACCATCTACGATCGGCTTGGAGAAGAAGTAGATGAGCGAACCATCCGCCAACGCGACCTTTGAAGGATGGGCGGTTATCGAACTCATGGGGCATCAACGCGAAACCGGATTCGTCAAGACCGAGTACTTCGGAACGACGGCTTTGCTTCGCGTTGACGTTCCAGAACTGCCCGAACGTGAATGGGTCCTGACATCGCCCGAGTGGTCCTCCAATGGAATGATCCCCGTGGGTGCGACCGTCAAACGGGCGGCAGTTCAAGGGCGAACTCGCTACGTCTCGCCCGGCGCTCTCTACGCGATGAATCCTTGTAGCGAAGACGCGGCGCGCAAGGCTATCGACGCATCAATCCATCGGGCGATTCTCGTCGTTAGCCTGCCCGAAGGAAAGCAACTCGGACCGACGCCGATTCGAGAAGAGCGACAAGAAGAAATGGATCTCGATATCGACTACCAGGAGCGAACCTAATGATCGCGATAGCCATCCTGTCGATTCTCTCGCTGTGGGTCTCACTCGGGATCATCGGAAAGATCACAGGGAAAGAAGTTAGCCTCGACATTGCCGAGCGCATCGCAACGGCTTTGGAGTGGATCGCAGGATGGTTGAATCGCGTGGCGGCGTTTGACCGCGCTGGGATCCAAATGTACCGAACCCTGCTGCAACGGGACAGGGAAATCAGAGGGGAATATGCCGAAGAAGAAGCCAGTTAAGAAGCGCCGGGGGCGTCGCAACGCGTTTGACGCGGCACTGGATAAGGCCGTGAAGCGCTGGGGAATCTGCCTAGAGGAGCGCAAGAAGCACTTGGCGGCTCTAGATGAGCTTGCCGTCGAGATCCCCGACCTGGAGCGCAAGATATCGGCGCTGGGGGGCAATGTGCCAGCCTCGCCGGAGATGCCAGCAATCCCCGGACTTCCTCAGCAAGTGCCACAGGCTATCGCCGCCGAACTCCACGCGGCCCCTACGTACGCTTCAGCCGGTTTATTGAACCGCAAGGCCCCGGTAAAGGAAATGACGCCAGCAGAAGCGACAGCGGCCGCACGCCGGGCGGTTGACGCGGACAATCTGGTGCGCGCGCGCCGGATCACGTCGATTCCCGCGAACAACGGCACTCCCACGGGCGACGCTAATATCTTAGACGGCACCGGAGTGGCCGGAGACGACTCGCTGCCGGATGTTGAAGGGAAAGTAATCGCAGAGGGTGGCCAGTAATGATAGTGAGATTAACGTCATCCTTGGTCGCGTGGTTCTGTTCTCTTATGGCAGTTCTTTGTTTCTTGGATCCTTGGTTCAAAAGACCCATGTATTGTCGGTTGCCAATGGCTGCATCATTCTTCTTCGTAATGCTTTTTTTCATTTGGATTGCCCTCTACCCGCCATATGAGAGCAGGCAATGAAGACGCCGATTCTCTTTATCTCCGACGCTCCAACGTGCCAATCAGGGCTTGGCCGCATCTGCCGGGACCTCGCCGTTAGGCTGCACGAGAACTGCGGAGACGTGTTTGAGGTGTCCACGCTGGGATATGGAGGATTCGGAAGCAAGTCGATTCCGTTTCAGCAATACTCCATCGAAGGGATGCATGACTGGCTACTTCCGACGCTTCCCGACGTGTGGGAAGACTTCGCCGGGGATCGCCGCGGAATCTGTCTAGCGATATGGGATGCGAGCCGCCTTTCATGGTTCGCTCACCCCAAGCGAATCCACGATAAACGTCTTGGCGCACAAATCGCCGCGATGAACTGCGAGAAGTGGGGATACTTCCCAATCGACGCGAGCGGACCCAACGGGAAATTGACCGCAATGATGGGTGACGTGCTTACCGGATTCGACCGCATTCTAGCCTATACTTCGTGGGCCGAGAACATCATCCGCGAGACGATCGGCAAAGAGGAATCCGACAAGCGCGGATTGACGTTCCTACCGCACGGAATCGACACCTCAGTTTTCTATCCGCGTCCACGTGACACCGCGCGCCGGATCTTCCACGAAGCTCTTGGCTACCAAGGCCCCGCGATCAGATCAGACGATCTTCTCATCGGCATTGTCGCGACGAACCAGATTCGTAAGGATTACGGGTTAGGGATTCAAGTTGTCGCGGAACTGGCAAAGAAGCATCGGATTCGCCTGTTCATCCAAACCGACGTGATCGAGCGCCACTGGAACATGCAATACCTGCTCGCGGACTTCGGACTCCACACTCCAGAGAACATGGTCAATACCGGAATGCTATCCGACGAGGTGATGGCACAGATTTATAGCGCTTGCGATGTGACGCTAGGAATCGGCGCCGAAGGCTTTGGTTACCCCTTGTACGAATCGATCGCTTGCGGGACTCCAGTAGTTCACGGTCGATATGCCGGCGGCGCTGAACGATTGCCGCTGGAAATGCTCGTTACGCCGACAGCGATGCGAATCGAAGGCGTGTTTAATTGCGTCCGCCCGGTGTTTCGCGTTGCCGATTGGGTTAAAGCGGTTGAATCGCTAGTCTCTCGCAGGAAGAAGATTGAATTGCCGATCGATCTTGCATGGCCGAACCTTTGGGAGCGATGGGAATCGTGGTTTCGCGAAGGAATTAAATGACCCGCGAAGTTTTCGAGATCATCGAGGGATTGGAACGCTGGGCCGAATACCACGGCAACAAGTCCGATCAGGATGTGGCTGACCTTGCCGGGAGATTGAGGAAGTTGTTTACCAAGGAGGAATCTGTGATTCAGACGCCGGAAGAATTTGCAGCGCACATTGTTTTATCGGGCAAGCCTATAGCCGACATCACCACCCGGGATGCCGCTATCCGGGCAGAGGCGAGGGAGGGAAAGCGGAAGGAGGTGGTGGCTGAGATTAAGGATTTCCTGATTGACACCTATAATCCCGATGAGAGCGGGCCGGAGTCCGAGGTTGTGCGCCGATGGGTCAAGGGCTTGCTGACTTTCTCTAGCTTTCTGCCACCCAAACCCGCGATTGATCCGAGAGCGGTTCAATTGATGGCTGAAATATTAAACCATCCACAACCGCACGAGTTCAACGCAGGTTGTTGCGCTTGTAAATTGTGTCGCGATGGTGCTGCCCTCATCTCCGAGAGGGTTGCGCAGTGGAAAGAGGCTCCAGATGGTAACTGACGCACAGTTGGCTCAATGGAAGGCCGACAAACGCCTTGGGGCGCATGAACACCTTGAGCGCATCCTCGCGCTCATCTCCGACCTCGAAGAAGCGCGGGGGTTGCTGAAGCCCTTTGGTCAACGCTTTTCTAGAGGTGCTATACCATCCGTCAAGGACTATGAAGCTGTCTCTATCCACCTCCAAGATCGGGGTGTGAAATGACCAAACAGAAGCGGGAGTTGGTGGAGTTTGTGGTTTCCAATTTGTGGCCGGGGAAGAAAGGTAAGCGCTATCTGCGCGTGCTTTCTGCGGTCTGCGATGGCGAAGGCTACTTGATCGACGGCAACCTAGCCTTTGAAGTTATCGCGAGGATGAAGAAGCTAGGATGGTTCGTGACGATAGAGTGCTTCGACGGCTTCTTCACAGCCAGATTCTGCGCAGCAAAACTCCCAATCGTGTCTGCCGAACACAAAGACCCCGCAATGGCCGTGATGTTGGCGGCCAGGGAAGCACTACGGGAGGGGGAAATGAACTACGAGGAATTGAGTGATCGGCAGTTAGATGCGCTGACGGCAGAGAAGGTGATTGGCTGGAAGCAAGTTCGCATCGAAGGCCAACTTTTGATTGGCGAGCCTCCGCATAGTCCAGTTGGCGGATTCGCTGGCTTTGCTCTTCCGTCGTTCACAACCGACGCCAACGATCGCGATCAGGTTGTCGAGAAGATGCGCGAGTTGGGATGGAAATGTGAGATCAACATTTACGCGGTTCCGAACTGCGCGTATGAAGTTCGATTCTCGAAGTCCGATTCTGCCTTGCTGATTGGCTTAATTAACGCTGAGACTCAGGGCCGCGCCGTCTGTATCGCCGCACTCAAAGCACTGGAGGCCAAGTGAAAACCTTCCCCGATTGCCCCTTCAGCGAATTGCAAGGCTACATCGAACGCAAGCACGCTGATGAGGTGATAACCCATCCTCCGGCGTTCATGGAGTTGCAGGACCCGGACGGTTGCCAGTACATGCGAGGCCAACATGTGGTTGCGGTGATTGTGAGATTTGAGGAGGGAATGGAATGAGCAAACTCAGGGAAGCAGTTCAGAAGTTGCTTGATGATTGCCGGAAAGGTGGCGATTGCCCTTTCAATTGCAGATCATTCCGTGATGAAGGACAACACAGCGAAGACTGCGGATTATTTCCAATTGTCGCAGCCCTCGAACCGGGGAGTGGGGAGCTACGCGAACCCCTGTTAGATGCCATCAGTGGATTGGTTCAATTGCTGGACCCGAACGCTGATCCCGTTCATCCCGACATCGCACGAGGAAGACTCGCAGCAGCCAAGCAACTGCTTCGCTCTGAAGCAACGCCGCAACCCCAACCTCAGCCCTCACGGGTGGTTGAGGAAGCTGAAATCCGTGGATGGGCCGACAGAGTGTGGAACATTGCAGAGAGGCGCAGCATAGACAGAGAATCGAGCCTCAGACTCAAAGGCCTCGCTGACGACATACACAACGCCTACAAGCGCCTCCGCGCCACTCCAACCATCTCGGATGGGGACATGGAGGAAAGAATTCAGGAGGTGCCAAGTGAAAGGAATAATTCTGATGTCGCTTATTAGCCTATTTGCTGGATTCATTCCACGCACAGAAGTCGCGCCTACACCGCCCATAGTAGAAGACGCTTCCGCTATTAAAGTTCAGGACAAGCGGGGCGATGCTCCCGCATTCGAGCGCGTGTACAAGACGCAGATTAGTCAGCATGTCTCGATGACGATAACGATCAAGTTCTATTGGGAAGGCAGGGACCTTGACACATCCGGCGAGCTAGACCAGACCGGAGGACGATGGGTTCTATTTGAGCCTGAGCGCCCTGCCGACAAAATCCTAGATCGAGAACTGCTGCCCATCATCGAATCGAAATGCAAGCAGATTCTCGCTATGGATCGTAAGTTCCGAGCCACAAATCCATCCGAGTTCACGGATGCCAACGGAGTGAAGTGGCAGCGTGTCAAATGACATCAGCCGAAATCAGGAAACTCAGGGGGTTGGAATGACGCAAGAAAAGTTAGAGGAGTTGGCGAGAGACACGGCAATCAAAGTGTTGGGAGAATCTTCCAAGATTCCTGATGCTGTGATCGACAACACGGACACATGTAAATTCATCCTCGTCGCCCTCCAAACCGCCGTTGCGGAGCAGCGAGAGTTGGACGCCAAGATCACAGAGGATTACATTGGCGAGTACTCATCACATAAAGCAATCTGTTGGGCTATCGCCCAAGCCATCAGGGAAGGCAAGAAAGGGCTATGAGCCAATCGGATCGAAACCTCCGTCCTCTGGACGAGACTCCGGATGACTCCAGCAACAGCACAGGAATGGACAAGGCGAAATCGGATCGCGGCAAACCGATAGGACGGGATCTGGCAGGACTTCCAGAGAGCGAACTGCCGAATCCTTGCATCGGGCCATGGATCGGATTCGATCCCGCTCAGCCTGCTCCGGAACCTCCACGTCCACCACAAACATCTGCTCCTGAAGAATCGCGTCCTCAGCCATTCGCTGAATCCAAGTCTCCCGATTGATTTCCCCGTGGTCATCGCGCCAAATGTGCAGCCACCGCTCATTAAAACCATCGGCCGCATTCTTTCCGCGCCGGCGGAATCGCAATCCCTTATGCGACGGGTGAAGGTATCCACGAGTCCACGGTGAATGGCGACGACCCTCGCGCATGTTTCCGATTACCGCAACGACCAGTTGCATCGGCATGTCGTACATGCAGACCTCGCCAATGACCGACCATGACTGGATAGCCGACCTCTGGCGGTCCTCGTTCCAGTAACTCACGGCCAAGAACTGGCGAAGTCGCGAACCGTCGCGGTCCATCATCGCGGACGGCTTCCAGTTCGTAAGCGTCTCAGGAACAATCCAAGGCGAATCGCCAGGCTTGCGAATAGCCGACACGAGGATGTCCGCAAGGCACGCATGGTGGATCGCGCTGGGGTATACCTGGTGGCCTTTCAGACCTTCGAGTCCGCGTTCTCGCGCCATTTCGATGAAGGACTCACCCGCGGCTTCGCCGAAGTCTTCGCGATCGCTGGTGAGTCCGGAGCGCACTGCGGCGTGAAGTGCTTCGGATGTGGTGAGTCTGTGGCGCTGAAAGGAACGGCTCCAGAATCCCGCACGGGAACACCGTTCAAATGCAGAGAGAAGGTGAGGGGTGGTGGCCAATACCGATACTCTATCAGCTATCGGCGCATCGGGAAAACGCTAACTCCGCCTAAGCCCAACTGCTGCGACATAAAGATCAGAACGACGATCAATAGGATCGCTCCGCAGATCCAGACGATGGGCTGAGGCAGGGAAAACTTCTGGCAGATCCAGAACAAGCCGTATGCGACCACGGCAAATACCACGATGTAGATGATGAGCTGAATCAGTTGTCCCATAGGGGCCAACCGTATCACTTCACAGCGGCCCCCGATGTTCACTATTGCACTACGCGGATACGACGGGCGGGATGGGGTTGGCAGGGTCCTGACCGAGAGCGTTGAGTTTGTCAACTTCGACCTGAAGCGTCTTCTTGTCTGCGTCAGACAACGAACTGTTGTCAACGAGCTTCTGGATGCGAGCCGCAATCTTGTCGGTAGCGGCGTCCACTGCGGCAATGAAATCCTTGAGTTCTTGAGTCATGGTTTGAAGTTCCTTTGCGATTTGATCTAGAGCATCCCCGATTCGGTCGAGTCGCCGCCCCGTTTGTTCATCGAGGTTGTGGGTGATGGTAATTACGAACTGCATCGGTTCCAACGTAGCACAGGAGGGAACGGGAGATTATCCACTTTTGCTCACAGCTTCACCATGTACACATCGCAGTAGTCCGGCGTGGAATCGCCCATGTCGGAGCAGAACACAATCTTCTTGCCATCCCTCGATACCGCTGCCTTGGGTTGTGCCGTGTAATCCTTGGCGCTTGAGCCGTGATCACAGACCTTGACAATCTCCCCAGTGGCAATGTTGACCATCAGGATTTCCCCGGCATAGGGCTTTCCATTGGAGTTGGGACCGCCGTAGACCGAGAGGCAGAACCATCCGGCGTTGGCGCCGATGTCGATCGCGAGCGTTTTCCAGTCCACCATCATTAGTCCGGTTTGCCATCCGTCTGAAACTCTGACCTTGACGATCGACTGCTGAGGAACGTGCGTAAATGAGCTATTGCTATTCGTCCAGAGCAAAATCTCGGAGCCGTCCGAGTCGTTGGCAAAGCACATATGACCACCTGCATCCGTGAGTTGGCGGATGAAGTCCATCTCAGCATCGTAGAGTTCGACGCCATGAAAACGCCCAAGTCCGTTCGCATTCCACGTTGCCGTTAGATTACCTTTTGATGTCACATACAGACTATCGAACGGATCGTCCACAATTATCGCTTTGCCCTTTCCGCGACTCAGGGAATAAACGAAAATCTCCCGCGTCCCATCGGCCTTGGTTCCACACAGCGGCAGGCAATCACCCTCGAAGTCGGCTTCTCCCATTGAGTCGATAGAGGTGTATTCCGAAAAGGTTGCAACAACCCTCGCGGAACGTGGAAGACCCATCGAAGTCTTCTCTCGAACGTTGTAGCTTCTCAGTTGATTGAACGCCTGATAGTAGATCAGGTCTGCATTCGTTCGATCCCATCGAGGACGGGAGGAAGCGTTGATGTCAAATGGTAAATCCTCAACGTACTTCCCATTGACATCGTACAACCCAAAGTAGCTCTGATGCACCAGCAGCAACCATGAGCCGTCGCAGGACCACGGGCAGACTGAAGCATACTCCACGCCGATGAAGGATAGCTTCCTGACATCACCAAAGGCATTGTCCAGCGTGTTCCGAGCGTCAGTTAGGCGCTTTACTTCAGGCTTGGGAGGCTTCGGATCAACGGCTGTGAATCGGGTATTGCAGACGGGGCAAAGCATATCCAGGCTCATGACTTTGGTTGAATTACGATCGGGTAAAGCGTGTTCGCGACAAAGTACGGCTCTTCATTCCGTATACGGTTGGCATGGTCTGGAGGCGCAGAAGGATTCCCCGCAGCAGACTCCCCCGTCAAGACCGTGCGTGCGCCATGAAGCGATGCCGCCACGCAAAGGTAATGGTAGCCGTCGAGTTTGTAGTGATAGAGCTTCATCGGGAATCGGTTCCTCCAACGCCACCTATCTTAGTATGGTTTGTCCGCATGTAGTAGGCCGTGAGGATCATCATAAACCCCGCATCAAGCGTCTTGTCTTCAATTTTCTTCATAGTGCAATAGATTTTGGCTCCAGAAATGATGATCGCGACGATTGCCTGTGTTATCTCCCAGAGAATATTGACGCGTCGCTGGCCCGCAGTGCGCTGGATGTCGGCATTGATTCCGGCATTCTGAGCCGCGTTGTCGTGAGCCTGTTGTCCTGGTTCCACAAGACCTACTGAATCGCCTTCAGACGATTGCGCGCTTCCCCGGCGGTTTTCGGCACAGTGGCCGATGCGATTCCAAGAATCCTAGCCATCGACGGCGCAACGAGAGCAGGACCTTCGGGGCGCTCGGAGGATTTCATTTCTTGAATCAGCGACTCGCGTAACCGGGCGCGTTGCGGCTCCGGCAAGTTCTCGACAAACTTCAAGTCGCCCACCGTAGGCTTGGAAATCATATTGAGGAAGCTATCATTGCGCAGAAGTTTCGAGATTCCCAATCGCGTCAACTCCGAAGTGCCTAACGATAATACGCCGCGAACCACGTCCCACTTACTGAACTCTGCCATCTTTGCGGACTTCTGCAACGACTTGTCGACGCGCGCGCCGCTCAAATCCCCAGCGGTCAATTCATCCGGCGGCTGCGGAACTGGAATCTCGGTACGCCCTTTGTACTCCACTTCAACGGGTTTCGGCTTCGCGATCGCACGTGGTGAATCCGGCAGCGGAGACTCTTTGAGGTTCGGCAACCCCTTGATCTGTGAATGGGTATTCCGCAATTGCATTGCTGCATCCGCGATCTGATTCAATTCAGCGGCGTGTCGCGAAGTCGCGAGAGCGTTCGGCGTACCATCAGGATTGACCCCACGCAACTTGTTCGCTCCGACTTCAGCCGATTTTCCAGTCGTGAAAGGTTCGGCGTAGAACTGTGGATCCTTCACGCCGACATTCTTGCGGACCTTCGCGACTGCGCTATCTTTGTCGTAGAACGTGTCCATGTACGAGTGCCAAAACGATTCAGCATCACGCAACTGCGGACCCGCGCCGGAACGATCGGCGATTGTCGCCTTAGCCGTGTCGATCTTGTCTTTGAGATACTTGAGAGCCTGATACACATCTCCTGGCAGGTTTCCCGCGGCGAGCTTCGCGCCAATCTCAGACGAATACCCCTGCAACTGATCGAACGGCAGGTTTCCGCCAAGGTCAATCGCTCCCTCTTTCGCAAGAGCCTCGTAGAGTGGATCGCCGGGCGCAAGTTTTCCGAGACTTGTTTCCACGCTCTGCGCTTCAGGAGACTGCCGGATCAGCTCGCGGAACTGCTTGATGTTCTCGGGAGAACCCGAGATCATCGACTGCGCAATCTTCGCTTCACGGCCAAGATCGGCAAGTGGGACGCCGGGGTCATTGGCCGTCGCCTCGCGCACCGTGGCGTACTTCTCGTTTCCCTCTTGCCGCAACTTCTGCGCAGCATCGGCGATGTTCTCGCCTACGGCCTGATGGCCCAGCTTTAGCGCCTGCTCGCCCTTTTGCCGAAGATCGGCGACGCGACGAGCCTCCGCGTTCGCCGCTTCGACTTTGGCAGTCTTCGCAGCCTGAGCCGCCTTTTGGTCGGCGACGCGCTTGTCAAAAGCCGCCTTAGTCTCCCCGGCCTTGCGGAAAGCATCTTCCGTAATCCCGCGATTAGCCGCTTCGACCGCAGCATCCGCCGCCGCCTGTTTCGTTCCGTGCTCAAGCAACGCCTCGTGATGTTTGCCGATATCCTCGATTTGGGCTTGCACCAAGGGATGGGTGATCGATTCAGGGCCAGCGCCGGCCATGCGCTGCGCCGTGCGACGCAGGACGCCCGGGGTCACTTCTGGTAGCGGAATCTTCTTGATCGCTTCAGGGGCGAATAGTCCAGTTGCGATACCAGCCGTGGCGCCGAGTCCACCCGCGACATCCCCGCTTTTGATCTGCTCGCCAGCGTTCGCCAGTCCGGGTCCAATCAGGGGAATCAGGTACCCTAGGCCATGCTCAACCGTGCTCAGGACCTCTCCGCGCTTTGCGGCCGCAACCGCTTCATCCAACTGCCCACCCTGCGCGTTGACCGCAGCCTTGGCAACCAGCGGCAGGTTGCTGATAGCGTCAATCGGATGCGCGAACGGATAGAGATAATCCGATACGGTCGTTGAGGGCAGGAGGTTTTCAGCGTATGCTGATGCTGCACGCTTGAACGCGCCGGGAGTTTCAGGAGTTGGGGCGGCTTGTGGTGCAGCCTGCGGTACACTTTGCCGCGCCACATGGCTTTGTAGCGCAGAATGAAGGTTCGCCTTTTGCTCAGGCGTCATCTTCTGAAGAATCGCGGACTGGCGCTCAGGCGTTAGGGAAGTAAACTTCTCAGCCAGTTCGACAGCGGGATCTTGAGTCAGCGGCATCGCTAGGGTTTTTTGACCTGTCCAGCCAGTTTCAGAATATCCTCATCGCTCACGGTGCCAGCGGAAGCCTTATCCTTCGGCTTGACGCGCTCCACGTGCTGACGGAGAACGTCTTCCTTCTCGTGGGCCAGCTTGACCATCTGGCGCATCTGTTCGGGCGCAAGCGTGACGCCCGACAGATAGCCGTTGCTGTTGAACTTCGCGCCCATGCGCGCAAGCCAAGGAGTCGATTGAATTGCTTCTTCCCACACAGCTTTGTTGATCCGCGAACCCTTCTGCGCGCCGAGCGTCATTCCGATGTGATTCGCGACGAGAGAGAGCATGGCCTGCTGATCACCCGTGAGCGCATCGCGCAGATTGGAGTCCATCGTCTTCGTTCGGTCGATTGCACTCTGGTATTCGCGTTCGGAGTCGGCAGTAGACTTTGCCGCTTGCGTGTCCACTTTTCCACCAGTCACGCCGATTTCTTTCATCTTGGATCGCGCCTGTCCCGCATTCTGTGGGATTGAAGCGCTACCAGTCGCAGGTTTTCCAGTAGTCGGCGCAGCAGGTTTTGATCCAGCGGGAGCAGGCCCAGAGACGCCCGGCAACGCCTTGTGGCTCGTTGTAGTGACCTCGTATGACTTGATAGTTCCATCCGGTTGCGGAACTTGGATGATATGCGTCCCTACGGTGTCCGCTCCGGCCCCGGTCCACTTCTGGTGAACTTCAAGACGCTGTTGCGGCGTCGGAGTATCTCCGTAAAGGTCCTTGAGCAATTGTTCTTCGCCGCTTACTTTTACAACACGAGGAGCGACTCGCGGAGTCACTATCCCGCCGTCGAAGTTCACCTCTTCCGGTTTTCCGCCAGCTTCCAGCGGGACTCGGAAATAATGCTTTTTGCCCTGCGCATCCGTCGTCTCGGTCAACTGAGGCTGGTATTTCGTGGGAGCATCGGCCTTCGGTTCAAGCGGAGCACCGCCGTAAACGTGAGCGAAGAATTTTTGCGCTTCCTCGTCGGTCATGTCCCGATTGAACGTGGCCTTATAAGCCTTGCGAATATCCGCCATCTTGTCCGCATTCGGAGGAGCGGATTGAACCGGACTCGCCGCCGAAATCGCGTTCCAGTTGTAACGCCCAGGCGCAGGAGTCGCAGTCTTCGGCTGACCGCCACCAAAGACCTTGGAAAACAACTGAGCGACTTGTCCCTTTTCGTGAGGCTGATAGAGTGCGTTCGCTTGGCCTACTAAATCCTGACCTTGCTTGTCGAGCGCCGCGATCTTCTCGTCTTGAGGATTCACCGCAGCAATCTGCGCACGATTCGCCGCAATGGACTTAGCCTGGTTGAGAAGTTCAACCGCTTGACTATCACGATCGGATCGAACGCGATTAGCATGTTGCGCCAAGGCTTGACCAATCGTCGAAAGACCTTGCCCGATTCCAACGCCGATACCCTCTCCAGTTCCGTATCCGGCCATTAGTGGTGCGCTCCATACGCCAATACTCCGCCTGTAGCGAGATCCGCTCCGCCCTTGATGATCGAGGACCAAAGGGCGGCATTCGCCTGTTGAGCCGCGATATTCGCCTGTGTCGCCTGCGATCCAGAAGTCCCAGCCGCATTTGTGCTGATACCAAGCGCCTGAAGTGCCGCCTCTATATCCTGGGCGCCGATGCCCGCAGTGGTCGAACCGGATACGCCCAAATTGGTAGCCGCCGCCGGAGCCACTCCTGCAATCGAAGTATCCACTTGCTGACGAACGCGATCATTTTCTTCGGCGTTGTGCGCGACAGTTCCGCCAGTTCGTCCGGTGCCCATTGCGGCCTCTTCGCGCTTCGTGGCGTCGCTGGCATTCGTGGCCGCATTCGCAACGGGAGCCGCCGCCTCTGCAACTTTCGTCCGATCACCAGTCAGCAAATCGTGCCAGTACTTCGCCCCTTCGTCCAGCTCGCCGACGCCCTTGGTCTGAAGATCAGTTCCGGTCTGTTGCAACGGAGCAGAGCGAGCCGTAGCGATGTTGAAAAGCTGGTTGAGGTTTCCCCACGATTGCGATTGCTGATTTTGCGCCTTGTCGTCGCCGCCGGACATTATTGCACCCCGTTCGTGTACACGGGAGAATCGAGGCGAGTCAAGCCGTGTGCGATCGCCAGTTTCTCCGAGAAAGGATTGTCGGCCACCATTAACAAGCCACGAGTAGGTAGGTTAGCCAACGTTTCGTGAACCGTCGCGGCCATCTCTTCGAATAGTCCGGACCCGCGCCATTCGGGAATCACTTCGGACGGACCAAGAACTGGCATCAGCGGTACCGCGAAATAGCCGATTACCGCGTCGTGTTCATCGAAAGCGACAAGCGCACGAGTCAGCGGCTTGTTCAGCGGCGTCCAATGGCGTTCCTTGATGAACGAATCGAGGATATCGAGTTCCGAGCCGGAGAGCCAGCGATAAGCGACATTGACGAGATTCTTAGCGGCCATAAGAGAATGCCTCCTGCAAGAACGCTCCACCTTGAAACTCGATAGGATCGTGAGAGCGCAGCGACTTCTCTAAAGTAGTAGCCGTCATTACTTCGAGAATCACCTCATCGAAGTTGATCCCGTTTCGCACACAAGCTAGACGAATCTGTTCGAAATGATCACGAGCATATTCGTCTTCCAACTGCGCAGTGGAAAGCAGCAAACCGCGAAGCACAGAGGGTTCGCGGACCAAGTTGTCCATTGTCAATCGGTCGATGTCGCTGAAATCGATAGCCATGTCCGCATTCTACTCCATTACGTAGCCTCTTGGATTGCCGTAATCTGCCCATTCGCGCCAATCGTGATTGTTCCGTTGACGCCCGGACCCGTGAGTTTCGCTCCGACCGTGTACGTTCCGGCTGCAACCGTGCCGAGAGTACTTGCCAAAACAACCGCCCCGGACCCGACAACGCCATTCGTCAAATCGCTTGCCGATGGTTGCCCGTAGGTCAAAACACCCGGAGTTGTTCCGACCGCCGCCGTGACGCCAGTTACGAATTCATGCGCGGGCGCAGACCCTTCGGGAATTCCCTGAGACGGTGTTCCTGGCAATCCCGTGATGTTCAGCGGAGCCTGTCCGCCAAGTTGCAAGTCCTTCGCGAGTTGCTGAAGCGTAGGGATTTTCTTCGTCGCCGCAATCAGTTCGAGCTTCAGCGCATTGAGTTGCGCTTCAAGCGCGTTGATCTGATCCACCTGAGCGCGGAACGCCTTGTCGGTGTGCTCGCCAGCTTCAGAGACGATAAGCGTTGGATAGGAAAGCATAGAGATTTAATGCGTGGACTTTTCAAACCCGCTTTGCCTTGCCACGCCGGGGCGCGGGTGGATCACTTGAACCTGTTCCCTTACGGCATTTTGTGCCTTCTGGCCAGTTGCTCCATAGGACTTCTTTGTCCTTTTTTCCTGGCCACCATAAAGCGTAGCCGTCAGGACAAGAAGCGAAACGAGGATCAACAGTGATTGCCATGTTATCGCGCGGATAACTCCAAGTTGGTTCAATTTCTCCTTTGTCAATTCGTCCACCCACTTTCGTGCGCCAGTCGCGCCGATCTATCTAAGAACGGACAATCGCGGTGATTCTTGCACTCATACACGGGCTTGGTCCCCGGCCACCGATCCGAGGTTTACAAAAATCGAATAGTCTCCGCTACGTTCCCACTTCCCGACGTAGATTTCCGTTTTATCGAGCATCGGCGACCAAGGCTCAGTGCTCACGCCCTTGTAAGTGAACTGCATCCCCTTGTTGAACGTCGGCACAAACTCCACCTTGCGCAATTGCCCATTCGTTGGCGGCAACGTGAGAACCTCCGGTGAAGTCCCGTCCGGCGTCCCGTCAGGCTGATTCGTGCATGTGATCGTCAAGGTCACGTCCGCCGTCGCATAGTAGGCGAAGATCAGCTTGCGGATGTGGTGATATCCAATCAGGCCGTGAATCGTCGGCTGAGTCTGCCAATTGTACGCTCGCTCAGGCGTCGGCTGGAATATCCACTCAATACCGAATCGCCGCCAGTCCACGCCGTCAAGCGCAGGCTCATCCCGCACCAGATGCGCCACAAACGGAGTATCGAACGAATAGGCGACAACCGATTCGCCGTTCTGTTTGATCGCCGGGGAATAGGCATGAGTCGTCAACGTATCGGCGTCGCGGATCAATAGACCCTTCGTTGCATTGAAGGTGTCGGCATGCAACCGGAACCCTTGGAAGTACTTCGCCTCTTCAACGCCGCCGTTGTCCCATGATCCGAAAGCATCGTCAATCGTAATCGGCTGAGGGAAGTAGGACAGTTCCCATCCGACAATCTCCGTCGCGACCGATTGAGCCGAGAAGTCGTCAGTCCACTTGGTCAGTAGACCCAAATAGCTCTCGAACAAAGAACCGCCAACCGACACGATTTGTTGTATGCGCGCGACACCCTGCGTGATGGCAGTCACCGCCGCAGCCGCGACGCCGCCGCTCATCGGCGTAACTGTGACGTCCGTTCCCGCCGGGATGATGTTGATAAACCCGTCCGCCCATTGCTCCTCGCCGCGGAGATCCCCAGCGTCCGATTCAAAAGTCCCGAGCGCACCGGAAATCGGTATCCCATTGTCGTTGGCGTTCTGCCGCTCAACGTAGACGACTCCAGCGGTATCCGCCAAGTAGCACTGCGTAAAGGCCGTGCCTCCCGTGGAGGTCGAGAGCGTCCCCGCCGGCTGGGGAGGCTGGAAGCTGACCGAGATAGGGTCGTTATACTCGTCGGAAGACCACGCCATGCGCGGCCGTCCGGCGCCATCGAGAGACATATCCAGCGAGATCGTGCGCCGATGCCCCGTACCGTCCACGTAATGCGCCTTCAGTTCAGAATTGACGATCGCCAGGCGGAAGCTCGCGGCATAGGCGTAGTTCGGCGCGTAGAAAGTGAACCCTCCATAGGAAACGTCCTGTCCGGGCTGATCGTTTCCGCTAACGAACAGATTCAACAGGTCCGCGTCGGTCAGCGACGTAGCCACGCCCAGCGGGACCATCGAATAGATGCCGTCCTTGGCCCAGAAGTAGATCAGCTTTCCATCCGTGCAGACGCCCAGCGGAGCCGCCAAACCGCGGCCACCGGGGAATTCAATGGGGTTCCACCGCTGAGGAAGCGCGAAAACGGCCTGCAACGCCCACCAACGCCGCGAGGACGCCACAAACGACAGGCCGTCGATCGTCAGGCCACCCATGAGCGGCTCTCCGGGCTGCACAAGGTCATAGAAATTGTTGGGGCTCGAGTCCGGGTTATTCTGCTTCGAAGATCCGAATCCGCCCGGACGCAGCGGATCCCCAGCTCCGAAGATCACCCCGTTCGAGTCCGGACCCCAGATATATGGCAAAATCTGATTCGCGATGTTCGGCTCTTGAACGCTCAGGCTGGAGACCGATGGAGAACCCATGTTTTCAATGGTCTGAATCAGGAACCCGCCAGCGATGGAGACCGGGCGATTAAACAGGGTATAGGTGTTCTGGCCGTTCAAGGTCAGGAGCGTACCCGGCAACCAGCGCGCGATCTTCGAAGGATTGGTCGTCTGGAGGTTCAGCAGCGTCCCGTAAACCGTGATCCCCTGCGTCGTGGCGTCGCCGACCGTCGCCAAATAGGGCACATCGACGCTGGGCCAAGGTTCGAAGTTATCGAATTCTAGAACTTCCCCGGCGAGCGCGGCATCGTCGAAAACGTTGTCAATATAATGCTCTTGGTTTGACGCCGTGCTGCCAATATAGCGCCAACTGAGCGCCGTGCCTCCGTACCGGAAGATGTCCCACGTATCAATCTGAGGATCGTACCCACCGTAGGGCAGATTTAGAACAACCGACTGGCGAGACGGGAGTACTCCATAGCGCGTCGCCGGAGATGGATTGCCTCGAGCCCCGGTCAGCGCCGAACGCGGGCGGACGCGATAAAAGATGGGGGCGCCCAATTGTCCGACGTCCGGTTGACCGCCTCCGCCCACCCAGATCGATCCGAATCCAAGGTTAATAGAACCAGTAACTTGAGCTGTGATTCGAACGGCATTGCAATTCGCCAGCGTCTTCGTCTGGTCGTTGCCGACGCGGGTTAGGCCAGAAATCGGGAACTTGACTTCGGTCCACTGGGTTGCGCCAGTCGACGCGAAGTCCGGAGCATTAGGTTGCGTCGAATCAACGTTCGTAACTGGTGGCAACTGCTGCCGTTCGTAGACGTTCTGTGGATCAGACTGGCTACCGTCGACGGGATACTGCGTCAGATCGACGGCGTACGAGGTAATCAAATCCTGCTGCGCCGTCTGCTGCAGAGCCGTCAACTGCGTGGCCGAATTGCTCACCGCCGCTTGGAGCGCCGCAATGCTTACCGCATAGTACAAAGAGTTCTGCGTGAAACTGCCGTCTCCGATGTCAAACTCGATTTTGATCTGCGTTACATTCTGTGGAGCGTCAATTAGCAGCGAGCAGTGCACATAATCGTTCGCCTGTGGTGTTCCGTATAATCCAAGCGCAAGGTTAAACGGATTTGTCGCAAGTGTTTGCGATAAAGTACCAATTCCGGTCGTTATAGCAGACGTGATATCTGCCGCCGCGACCGTCTGACCAACTACCGCGCTCGTCAGACCCGAACAGGCAATCGCCGGGATTCCTACAATTGTCTCTCCAGCCGCGTGCGCTCCGGAAGTCGTGACTTGGAACGAGATACCGCCTTGCGGACCCGTCGTCACGCTCAGGACGAAGCAAACTTCACTGCCCAATTGAACCAGAGAACCGCGCCGAAGTCCCGCGACTTGTCCGGGTAGGAATGTCGTTCCGGCCGCAGGCTGACCCACGGCGTTAAAAGTCGGGATCGTCGAGTCTACGGGCTGCTGAGACGGAACCACAACGCAAGTCCCCGGCGCGCCACCCGGAAGGTAGGTAATCGCCTGAATCGTCAAGGCCGTGCCGCCATTGATCGGAGGGAATACGTCTTCCACAACCGCTGTGATCGTCCCACCCGTCGACTTCGTGAAGGCCAGCGTCTCACCCTCCTGATATTGCGGAGTGCCGACCTGAACTGAATACCGTGTCTTCGTGGCCGGCGGGACGCTCGCAGGGTCTTGGAAGATTGCGACCACGGTATCGGTCGAGCGCGTGCCGTTCGCCGGCGCGCCGGCAGTGCCACCCTGAGCCCAGTTAACCGCCAGCCGAGTGAATTCGTTGAAGAAGAACCCTTCGGGGCATGCGGAAGGTTCCGACTGAGGTTCCGCGATTCCGACCTTCTGCTGCAGTACCGCGCCGGTTACCGAATCGGGAGCCTGAAACTTCTCGTATCCCGTCTGGTTGGCGATGTACATCCACGCCTGGGGGCTTTGGCTAGGCCGGAACGGTAGCATGCACGCGCCAGGCCCACCCGTGCCCACCGATCCCACGATTGCGCCCGTGTCGAGGGCCACGGACCCGGAATCAATATGAACGAGGATCCGGGGATGGTTGTCCGTCTCAAGAGTCGAATACGAGGCGATGTCGGTAATTCCGATCGCACCTGAATCGTGCTCAATCACGCGCCAACCAAGGTCGTACCCGGGGCGCGTCTTGACTGCGGAGTCTCCCGCGGCGCGCACGTTGATGGCAACAGGGTATTTGACGGGCAGTAGGGAATCCGGTTGTGAACGGGTGTTCAGTCCGAGGAACTGCGCGCGGAAAGACTTTCGTTCTTTGTTAATTCCCGGCATCGCCGCCTCCCGCTTCCACCGGACTCACGCCCTGATACAGCGGGTTCTCGCGGCTCTCCTGCTGTGCGCGACCGTAGAGAAGATCCTTGTAATCAGACTGCGCGGCCAGTTTCGAATTGAAGAGAACGCACCGCCGCAGAAAGAGGTCGTGGAGTGGTAGCGTGTTGAAAAACTCCCCGCCACCGCACTTAAAGCTAGCGATGTGCTGGGCCTCGTTCAAAACGGCTTCAAGATCATCCTGTCCAAGTTGGATCAGGGATGCACCGGATGTCGGCAGCGTCATATTGCCGATGCAGGAAACCGTCATGGAAACATTGGACGCTGGAGCGATCGCCATCTGATTCAATCCAGCATAGAAGACGTGCCGCGGCTCGCCCGGGCTGAGTCCCTGCCAATTTGCATAGTAGTAATCGCCGTCGCGTACTGAGTCCACGGAGATCACAATGTCGTTGTATCGCGCGGTAAAGAGCGCCGGAGCCTTCAGGAGCGCGGCGACGCCTTGCTTGTAGCGCATTTGGCAATACTTCGCACGATAGGAATCACGCGCGGTCGTGTCGCGACTCAGGAGGTTCCCCAACGCACCCCATTTCAAGACCCAGATCCAGTCATTAGGAATCGGGAGAGTCGTTGCGGCCGTGGTCGAAAGACGAGGGCCTGCGTTAGTCGTCAGGAGGTCGTATTTACCCGGAACCGCCGGAGGGATATCCACATCGAACGCCAACGGAGGCGAAGTCGATCGGCGCCAGCCTCGCGGATACCCCGGTTGCGCTTGCGGGAAGTTCGCTTCGAACGATTGCGCGGCCCATGCGTCCACCGGAACAAGGCAGTTCGGCGTGTATCCTAAAAGTGGATTTGGAATCCAGCAGACACGCCGGATATCCATCACGCTTTCGTCAACGATGGTTCGACCGGGAGATGCCGCGATCAAACTCTGATTGATCGTGCAGTTGCTCTCCGCGAGAAGTTGATCGCGAATCTGTTGGATCGCGTTTAGGATATCCGTCAGGTTAAACTGTCGCGATCCAGTCCAAGCCAAAGGGTAAGTTGTGGTCTGGGGCTCGAGCAGTGCATATTCGATTGCGCTCAGAACTGAGGTGTCAGTTGCGGTTATTTGCCGCGTGGAATTAGGCCGCGTCGTCAGGTCATACCAAGTGGTATTAGCCACGGCATCGAAGGTGAATTCGCCGCGCTGGAAGTTGGCCAGAGCGTTGAAGGTCTGGAGAGCCTCAACGATGTAAGCGGCTAGTTCAGCAGGGGCAAAGAACTGCTGGCTCGCATCGTAGAGACGTTGAGCGAGATTGGCTTGCGCTTCGGACAACGTGATAAATGAATAAGCCACACAGCATCCTAGCTACTGAGATTTATATGCGATTGAGCATCCGATGATTCCAGCCGAAGTCGCCGATGCGTTGTTAACAAACTTGACGTTGAATGAATCTCCTGCATTGAAACTCGTGGTAGTGCTTGTGTCACTAAAAACTCCTGCGCCAGCAGATGTTCCGATTGTGAAAGTGCTACTGTCCGTAGTCGTAGGCCCACTATTGACCGTCTTGCGCAGAGTCACAACCAAAGTACCAGTCCCAGATTGAGCAGTGCTGGTTTGACAATAGAATGCCGTAACTGTACCAGCAGTTGCCATAGGACAGAACGTGTTCGCCTCAGTGGTATTGAAAGCGACGCCGAGACCAAAGGCGCAAACATAGCGAGTTGCGCCGCTCGCCACCGTACCAGCGCCAAAGGCAGCAGCAATCATCAGTGGCGGAACTGCCGTTGCCGATGCGGCGAAAGCCGTTCCATTCGTCTTGGTGCACGTGATGGCGTTGCTGCCTGAAGTCGTACAATCTCCGCTGATTTCGGAGGCGCTCGGTGTTCCAGATGCTACGCGAACTATGCCTGTTCCAGACGGAGCAGGCCCCGTGGTTCCGGTTGCGCCCGTAGATCCCGTCGCTCCAGTGCTCCCTGTTGCGCCTGTGGGTCCGGTTACACCAGTCGCCCCGGTGCTGCCGGTCGATCCAGTGGCTCCCGTAGCTCCAGTTGGCCCCGTGACGCCGGTAGTCCCTGTGCTTCCTGTGGGACCAGTCACTCCGGTTGCCCCAGTCGAACCTGTGACACCAGTTGCGCCCGTAGAACCAGTGGCTCCAGTCGGTCCAGTGGGACCGACGCCAAGCGTCCAGACACCATTCGCTCCGCAGTAATACGTCAGACTGTGGGCGATGTCGTTCCACCACAACGGCGGCGAACACTTATTGATTCCCGCCGGAGGAGCAGTCGTGTTAATCAGTGTTACAGTGTTGCCCTGCTGGCCAAGGAGAGAGGCCGATAGGCAAAGCAAGACGAGGAGTTTAGCTCGTGCCAATGTTCACCCCCACGGTCACGCCGGATAGAGAATTTGGAGCAAGGTAAATTCCGATGCTGACCGCCACCGTTACACCCGCTACCGCGTCGGTAGCCAAATAGATTCCAGTCCCCGGCTTGCATCCTACAGTCACAATCGGAATCGTGATCTGATCCGCGTAGAGTTGCGTTCCGTAGTGGGCGGCACCCGTGCTCGGGGATGTGCCAATCCAGAGTTTCGAGCTGCCTGAACCCGCATCGAGCATTATGTTTGTGCTCAACGACAGATACAAAAACGAGGACTCGATTCTCGCATCTGTAAGAAGTTTCGAAAGCTCGTACGCCTGTGTGTTGTCCGGCACGGTCACGCAATCCATGATGAGCTGCTGAGAGATCGTCATCGGAACAGCCCTCGAATCGAGGCCCACAGGCTGCTGAAAAACAGCTTCCAGAAGTCCTGGCGTAGATCAGCGTCAATCTTTTGCATCAAAGCCCGGGCGTCGATTATTTCATTCGTCATCTGGCGCTCAAGGGCCTGAACGAACAACAAGACGGAAGTCGTATCATCCGACTGCTGTGTCTTCAATGTGGCAATCTGAGCCGATACATTCTGTAGCGCTTGTCGCCGTTCCTGCTGCGAGATCCCGATCGCTCCGATTACCGTTTTCTCAAGCTCTGCGAACGTCCTGATCATCGAGTCAAGATGATCTTCGATCTTCCCGTGCAATCCGTCCTTGACGGCATCGAGTTGCTTTTGGGCGCGCGCATCCACTTCCATCAGTTGATTGGAAACGTATCCGACATCCCGGCCTGCGCCCATTCGTGTCATTTACTGAATAACTCTCACGTTATAGTTCGATGCCGTTGGCGTCAATGTCGCAGTAGCGCAAACCTTAACAGTGACGGTATTTGAAGAAGATACATAGGCGACCCAGTAGTTTCCATCGCCAGGATATGTGACAGGGCTAGCCGACACGGCCATTGATGTAGTTGCGCCTGTGACGCTAGCTGTCCCCGAAGCGCAAGTTCCTACAGTCAGTAGTCCCCCACCAATTGAGCCTGTGGTCCCGGAAAGAGGAAGCGCCGAAGCAAGAACTACCGCGCCGCTGCCTGTTACTCCGTCAGACAAATTCGCTGCGGCTGGCTGTGCACGGCTGATCACACCTGCGGCCGAGACGCCCGTCATAAACTGATTCGATACAGCGGAACTTGCGACAACCGTAGTGCCGATCGTTCCCGCGCTGTTGATGTCGTGGAAGCGCAGGTCGGTGGAGTCAGAGTATTGCTTGATGAATCCAGACGAGGGCGTGCTCGGCGCAGCGATATTCGTTAGCTGAATGTTGTTTTTGAACCAACTCGCACCGAGCACAACCAAGCCGTTGGCCAATGTAGGATACGTGGCGGTGCCGACACTCGCGCCTCCGTTGTCGCAACTCACAAAGTTGTAATTCGACCCATAGAAACCTAGGCATCCAGCACCCGGCCCGGCCCCAGCCCCAGTGGACAAGATTTGGAAATCTTTTCCACCCGTGGACGTGTTGTTCAGGTGTAGCGAAGTTCCTGTGCCATCGTTACTGCTGAATCGGCCAACATCAATACTTGTATTCACTAGGTCGAATGTATAGGACGGGCTACACGTTCCAATTCCCAGGCGAGTCAGGCTGGTGTCCCAACAGAACAGCGCGTCTCCTGACAGCAATCCTGAGGCCCCCGGGAAAACAATCCTCTTCGTAGTCAGCCCATTGACCGTCAAATTCGAGGGAAACACATATGATCCCGATCCGAATGTTTGCGCGGTGATCTGATTGGCCGAAATACTCTTGTTGGTCAACGTAAGAGCGTTGTTGTCTGTCGCAATTTTATCCGTAGCGGGTCCAGGGTTGTGGCGATATGAAATGAATCCGCTCGTGTCCAGCCACATATCTCCGACGAGCGGCGAAGTCGGAGCCACGCCCTCCGATAAGCGAAGTCCCGCGTTGCTCGTGCTGGAGGCCGCCGCTGTGATTTCTCCTGATACGGCCAAACTGCCGCTCATGCTGGAATTCCCCGAGACATCCAGAGCTATTCCGCCGATAGCCGCCGATCCGCTGATCGTCAGCTTACCGGAATTCAAAACGCCTCGCGTCGTATTAAACGACGCACCCGCCAAGTTGTCTTCCGTTAGAAAGATAACGGAGTTTGCAAGAAAGCTTACCGCCGCCTGATTAGTGGCGAAATTGACCTCGAAGTTTAAGGGCCTTGAGCCGTACCCACCGCCCGCATTGCAATACGCGAAGTAGCTCTCCAGTCCGCCATCGGTCGGAGCACCAATCGCTGCAATGTCGAACGTAAGTCCTGTACCGGAACCTGTTTGAAGATTGTAGCGTCCAGAATTTGCCTGAGTCGCGGGTAGTGTCGCCAATCCGTTCGCGACCGCGTATCCAGCCCCCGCCTGATAAACATTGAATCCAGTCACGACGCCAGAACTGACGCTCGTGACTTTCATGATTCCGTTTTGTGAGCTTCCGCCTTGGACTACGACAACGTAATCCCCAACGGTGTATCCAGTGCCACCCGCATTGATCGCAATCGACGCAATGCCCGCATCTCCAGATCCGCCAGGGTGCCAAATACGTTCCATCGACAAACCCCATCCAGGGAAGCTGGAAGAAACACAACCGGAGTTGTACAGATTCCAACCAGCCGTATAAACGTGGTCTGGGGTGGTCGAACCCGCCGACGAGTTGGCAGTGATGCTTTCGAGCCAAGCGGGAGAACTTGGATAATCGTAGGGACGTAGTTCTCTGAATATGTAGGCTCCGTTCGAGAGGTTACTTGTCGATAATAATTTGGGTACTCCGAACAATCCGCTTGTCTTGTTAAATGTAAGGTTGGCGCTCGCCCCAAAGCTTCCGCTATCGTTGAATTGAACCTGAGTATCGGAACCCGCTACGGCGTTAGTTCCGTTGTTTCCCGTGGCCCCGGTTGCACCAGTCGCGCCCGTGGGTCCTGTTGGCCCGGTGGCTCCGGTTGCGCCAGTACTACCACCCGCCACATTCCAAGTATTAGCGGGACCGCAAACGTTTATCTGTGGAGGAGTGACCGTCGTATCTACCCATACATCAGACGGAGGACCGGCGTTGCAAGTCGAAGGCTTAGGTCCTCCGACGATCTTGTTGGCCGTATAGCAGCACCCCTGAGCTTCAACGATTGGCTGATATCCAACCATCACAGAAAACGCTACGACAATAGCGAGTGCAAATATTCTCTTCATGGCTACCTCGAAATTTGGACGGTCGTGGTGACGTCATTCGTCAATGTCTTCATATAGACGCGAACGAAGCGGGATGAGATGTTTGGAAGTTCATTCCTTCCAACGAAACTGGCATTGACCGACGAGATCGATGCGATCGTGACGTAGTATCCATCAAAGTCGGTGTCCGCGTGTTGGATATCAAGCTCGAAGGCACCGGGATCACCACTGAACGCGACCTCGATCGAATAGCCATCGGGATAGAATGCGCCCGGTATCTTGTAGAGTTTCACGGCGACGCTGGCAAAACCGAGCGTCTGCGCTTTGACCTGCTGCGCCCATAAGAATTTCTGCGTGTTGCGGTTGAGAAGCGTAGTCGCTACAGAGCCAGTGCCCTGCCCGGGTCCGGTCGTCGTCAGATAGTTGCCGGGCTGTTGCGCCCTGAGTCCAGTTGTCGGGTTCGACATAATCAATTCCCCTTTTCGATTCCTACATTCCCAAATTCAACATGCCATTGATGGTACCGAATGGTTGACCGTCCATCGGAGTATTGCCACGCACGTAGCGGTCAAAGTAGAGTTCGAACATATCGCGGTCGAGATCGCGAACTTTCTTCAGTTCCGCCTTATACTCATCCTTGCTAGCGCCGTGAACAAAGCGCCAGTCAGCACCGGAACCACGCGCCATGCCGTCACCCTTCTGTTGTTCCTTCCAGAGAGCAGCGGCCTCACTGGCTCGCCATTTGACTAATTCTTCTGTCAACGGGTAAGGAATCTCATCCCCTGGATTCACCAGTTGCGGACCCATTCGGAGAAAGCTAAATGTGTACGGAAGAATCGAAAGCGGATGGGGCCACAATTCAAAGAGCATGCAGCCTAGCGTCGCGCTGCCAGATCGTTGATCCACTTCGTACGGAACCACATAGGAAGGCAGATTGAAATTTGATCGCTGTGGATCAATCAGGGCTAAGTCCTTCTGCGAGTAATGCCAGTAGTTCAACCGTTGCGCGTTGGTGAAGTCCTGCACGCCAAAGAAGCGCCGAAAATCCGTCACCGGAACCGGGAAATATGCCTGATAGATCATGTACGAAACGCCAGTGGAAACGAGCACTCCTGGCGTCGTCGAAGGCTCCATCCACGGACGATCAAGCGTGAACGTATCCACTCCGTCAAAAGCGATGATGTTGTAGAGAGAGTAATATGGCGAGCGAATCTGGCACTGCGTGAGCAGTGGAATGCCAGCATAGGCGACCCACGCCGCCGCCGCGTCCGCGTCCCCTACAATCTGCGTACTTCCGGTAGTAGTTGTAATCGTTCCAATGCTCAGACTTGAACCACTCTTGAAAAGCAGACCCGGCGTCAGCCAATTGGAAGTCTGCATCTGGAACGACCAATACGACTCGGCATAGACGCGATTGAGAGCCTGCTGAATATACGTCTCCGCAAGTGGCTTGGGCAGACCTGGAACGGATCCCGTCAGCTCAAACGACATCGCGGCAAAACCAGGCATGGATTATCGCTTGCGTCCCAACTTGCGGCCGGCCAGCGGATTCTTCGTCAGTGGAGCGCCCTTGCCAAGCGGATTGGCACCCGCACTCTTTGCCGCCGTTACGATCTTCGGTTTGTAAACAGCCATATGTCCTCCTATCGTTTCTTCGTGTTCGACTTCGAACCGCCCGATTTCCGCGCGCGCTTGTTCGAAGTCGCGTAGAAAACCTGCTCACCCTTTTTGTCGCCATATTCTTTCTTCATGGCCGACATTACTTTCTCGCCCTTACCCTTGAAATACTTGCTGATCGGCATATCATCCTCCTGAAAGACAAATGGCGCCGGGGAAGCCGAAGCCCCGACGCCAAAGGTCTGCTAAACGGGGACCTTAGTAATTTCCGCCCAAGAACGAGACGATGAAAGTCTCGCCGCTCAAGTCAACCGCATTGGCGACCTCCGCGTTTGTGGCCGTCACATAGTAGCGAGCCTTCCAAGTTTGCCGCGGACCCGCCGCCGATGGCTGGAAGCGCACATAGTACGTTCCGCTCACCGAAAGCTGGCCATTCGACAATGCCGAATCAATGTAGTGCTGGAAATTCGGCAGCGTCACAGGATCGGCGGTCGTTTGCGAGTAACTCGAAGGGCCAACGGCGGAACCCGCGTACACTCGCTTACGACCGATATTGTCCGGATACCCTTGCTGCAGTGATACGTTCATCGAACGCTCCTTATCCTTGGGTCACCGGGAGATTCAATTGCACCAGGCAAAGCGTGTTCGGCGAGGGCGGCGACAGGGCGATACCGATCGACGCCGGGACCAATTCTTGAACCGTGGGATCGTCGAAGACTCCCAGGGTCGTTGAATTGAGCAAGTCGCCCGTGTTCGGACCGGACTTCGTCAGCGTGGCACCCGCCAAGACCGAAGCGAAGCCAAGCTCCTGCACGAAGCAGAAGTTGCCCGGAGTCACGGCATTCAGGAAGATCACCGGATGCGCTCCGACGATGCCCTTGTCGTACGAGGTCACGATGTTGGCGACGGGCTGCAGTCCGGCAGGCATCAGGCCAATGGTGCCGACCTTGATGTTCGAAGCGGTAGCGCCGGAATCGACTTGCACGCGGCGATAGCGGCCAGCGTAGAGCTTGCCGTTTGTCAGATACGACAATTGGCTTGCTTCCGCGTTCGTCAAGTCAAAGTAATCACCTTGGACGAGTCCGCTATAATACGGGGCACCAGTGATCGGATTGTTGAGTCCGCTTTCGGTCGCGTCATTGCAAGCATTGATTGCGACAGAGGCGATCGGTAAAGTTTGATTGAGCGGCATCTTTTCTCCTTAACTTGAAAACCCGTACGCGTGGCAATTCTGGCGCGGCTGAGTGTTGTACAGATTCGTCCCGAGACGCATGAACATCGCATCCAGAGAAACATTGTTCGGCATCGGCGCGGTACGCACGCCGTAGTTCCAGCCGCTCTTGTTAGTCGGACGAATCTTGAACGTCTTCGGATCAAGAACGCTGATGACCTCGCCAACCGTGACAACCGTGTTGCACGGCAAGTTACTGCCAGTCGGAGACGGCTGACCAGTCGCGACCGTGACTCCGTTATTCGTGTACGTCGGAGTGCGGAAGGTGCTGGTAATCGTGTTTCCGCCCGCGCCATCGATCAGGTTGTTGTTCCCCGCCTTGCCGCCGGACACGCCTTGCGGAGTGAGCGACAGGAAGTCGGCGGACAGCGCCGAGGGAGCCAGCGGATCCTGATAAATTTCCATGCCGTTGAACGAAAGAGCCTTCCATTCAACGTTGTGCTGCGTCAGGCTGACGTCGCGGCGCTGCGCTTCGAGAGCGTTGACGACGGCGACGAAACCGAAGACGTTGGTAATCGCCAGCGTCGGATTGCCGCCGGTGATCGCGCACTGTGCCCAGAGGCGCATCAACACGTTCGTGTCGATCTGACCCACCGCTCCCGATGAATTTCCACACCAGAGCGGAGTCGAATTGAGCGCCGGACCAATCACTCCGTTGCGGGTGTTTCCGCCGTAGGTCGTGAACACGTTTCCGTCCCACGAGGGGTCGACGCCATTGTTCAGAGCCTCGCTCAATCCGTTCGAATCGAGAATGCGATTGTCGGAGATTCCAGTTCCGGCCGCCTGGCCGTGGCGGAAAGAGTCCATTTCGATCATCGTGTTGATCATCTCGACCAACAACTGCATGAAGATCGAATACAAGTCGCAGATCGCCGCCGGACCCGAGTTGATGACGCCGCCGGTGCCGGAACCATCGTCCAATTCCCAGTCGTCAATCGGCAACCACGCAGCGTAAGCCTTGGGCTGGAAGATCATAGCCGTGTTCATCTGCTGGCGGGTGATCGTGACCCCCTGACCGGGACGAACTGCTGCACCCTGCGGACGCCCGAAGATGATTCCTTCTTGCATGCCGCTGCCGCCGAGGAACGGATCAAAGACGCCAGCTTGACGCAGCTTGGCTTGAAACGGAGTATTAACGAAGAGGTTATTAAAAACTGTATTTTTGCGCACGCTTTCTAGCGTGCTTGCATCTACCTCATTCATCAGTGGATCGGCGAGAGTGAACGCCATACGCTATGCTCCTTAGTGAACCAACTGCGGTTGATTTTCTTTGGCCGCGAGATCCGCGTGGATCATCGACCGAGTTTGCATCTGCCGTTGCGCTGCCGTCATGGTCGTGGGGTCTTTCAGGCCATCCTTGCCCTCTTGAACCCGGCGCGTGACGGTCGCGAATTCCGAGGAACCGCGCGCGCGCGCCGTGTCGGGATTTCCGCCGCCCTGCTCGGCGCGAGCCTTGCGGTCGGCGGCGAGAGCCTCCTGAACCAGCTTATCGTCGCGTTCCTTCTGCTGTGCCGCTTGCTTCTCGGCACGCTTGGCGGTCAAATTGTATTTGCGGTCGGCATAGTCGAGAAGCGACAACTTCTGCTGTCCGGCCTCGCCCGCCAATTTCTTCACGGAATCCGGCAACGGCTGACCATAGAGACGGAAATACTCGCCCTGAAGGTGAGTTACCTGATCCATGACGTCGAGAGCTTCACCGCGAAATGCTTGAGGGTCGAACACAGGAGAACCTCCGGGGCCGGGAACAAATTGACCAGCAGGATTGCGCGCAGGAGCCGGAGGAGAGAAAGGTTCGTCGGCTGCCAAGAATCCGCCTTCTTTGGCTTTCTCGGCCTTCGTTTTCCAATAGTCGCGCTCGGCTGTCAAATTGGCTTGCTCGGATCCCCACTTGTTGAGAGCCGGATTGATTTCCGTGTCGAAGTAGTCTTTCACTTGACGCGCCTTCAATTCTGCAGCTTCTCGCTCGGCCTTCGCCGCGAGTGATTCCTGTTCGGCAGTCTGCAGGACCGCGCCGAAAGCTCCGCGCGCATCGGCATCAAGCGCCGCAATCTTTTCGTCCGTCCAACCCGATTTCTTGAGAACCTCTTCAATCGTTGGCATTCATTCTCCTATTGAGGGGGCGTGCTCCCGGCTGGAAGGGGTTGAGGCTGGGTGACCATCGCGGTTTGGGCTTCCTGAATTCCAGCGAGTGCTTTTTGCAAACCGCCGGACAGAACCGGATTCGATTGCGCCAACTGCTGCAAGACCTGAGAGATTTTCGCAAGCATGATCATCTCGGGAGGTGCAGGCGCTTGAACTCCGGGTGCAGGACCCGACCCGGCTTGCGCGGGAGATCCTTGCGGATCGCCAGCACCGGGCATCGGCATTGAGCTTGTGGCCATTTACTTCTTTCCGCCGGCCTTCTTGCCACCGAATGCTTTGCCGCCCTTACCGTCTTTGACGCCCATCTTTCCGGAACCCATCTTTCCTGAGCCGGATACGATTTTCGTGTGTGCCATTGGTAAAGCCTCCAAGTAGAACTGCTTTTTTGGAGGCCGCTTCAAATCCCCGAGTGGGGAGTGAGGTGGAAGTCCGTTACGAATGAAACTTTAAGACTATAAGCTTCTCTTGTCAACTACTGATTTTCAATCGCCTTGCGAACGGTCAGCCTTTGACCTTCGGGAATGAGCGTTCTCTCATTGAGAAACACCTGACGAATACCGCCGCGAAAGAATTCAAAGACAAGAGTTCCGCTTGTTCGTTGCTCGCGACAGAACGCAAACAAGTCAGCCGGGTCAATATCTTTCGGTATCCGGCTCTCAGTCACCACATAGTCCTCATTTGATCGAATCACGTCTTCAGCTTTCATTTTTCTCCGTTAACCGGAAGTGCTGATAATGGGCCTTGGAGCGCCACTGTTCTTGTCTTTCATCTTCAGTTTACCTGGCTTCTGATCGGTCGGAGGCCGACCGCCAGCATGTTGCTTTCCTTGCACCGGAGGAGGCCCGTCGAGTCCGACTTGCTCCGCGAGTTTGGCGGCGTCGCCCTTCAAGAGAATCATCGCCTTCTGCTCGTTGATCCACTTTTCAAACTCGGTCGTACCTTCAATCTCTCCGTAGTTCTCGATGTTCAACTTTTTAGCGACGGTGTGAAAACTGATCGGTGCGCCGCGACCATATAGCGACATGTACTTGATCTGTTCTTCTTGCTGCGTGATCTTCAGAAGCGTTGAAGGAACCGAGATCAAGCGGATGTTCTCCGCGAACCGCTTTGCGCGCTGCAACTGCGGATATTGCGAAGTTGCTTCAGGAGCTTTCCACTCTCCGTCGGTATTGACCCAGCCCTCATCGAGTCCATGACTCGGAATCAATGACGATGGATCGTAATCGAAGATTCCAGACGGGATGTTGTCGGGACCGACGTATTGCACGATTCGCTTCGTATCCATCCACTGTGGGATCATGAACTTCATCATGTGCGCGACTTTGGCGTTACCCGTCTCAACGTTTCCGGCGATCGCTTTCGCAATCGGTCCTACCGTAGCGAGCGCCTTATCGAATCCATCCCCGCCGAGGTTGAACTTCAAGTCTTCCAGTCCAGACATATCGTTGATACCGAGCTGGCTCGTCTCCATCTTGTCGAGCAAGTCCCACCACTTGTAATTCGTCTCGCCAACGGTAACCGAATCGGGAATGATGCTCTGGAGAATATCTCGCGGCTCGCCATCAAGACCGATCCGCGCCGAACGTTCGAAGATGTCAAGGTTCTCAATCTTCGGTCCACCCGTGGCCGTACGATCGTAAGCCATCGTCGGATCAAGACGCGCGGTCTGCGCTTGGTCCATCAGGCGTTCGTGCTTGCGCTTCGTGTCCTCGATTGATCCGACGGAATCGATCAGAGAATTACCCAGAGGCTCCCACGGAAGATCATCAACGACGTACTGAACCGGGGGCATTTCTCCGTGCCAGTCGAACGCAGGGCCGTCATATATCGGCTCGTCGATATCGCGACTGCTGATCATCAGGCGCAACTGCGGATAGACTAGGCAATCTTCATTCTCAGCCGGGCGCATGAACGGTTGACCGTTGCGAATCCCGCCGAGAATCTGCTGCCCCACCGAAGGGACCTTGTAAAACCAGCTTGAATCCGGCTTACCCATCGGCAATTCATAGCCGGTTGTATTGATCCGAATGTCTCGAATGAAAGTATAGCGAAGCTCGCAGGTAAGCTCACCCCAACCCTTCATTCCTTCGTTCGATTGATAGCGTTCTTCGGAATCGAGACGCCGGGCGCCGACCGTGGATAGATTGCTCGTTCGATATCCGAGCGGCTGAAGTTGAGATTGATACGCAGGGAATCGAGCATGTGCTTCTGCGATCGGCATATAGACGAAGACGTGAACCGTATACGCCTCTTGAATGTCGTTCGAAGAAGGCATCTGCACAGGAACCACGCGCATCATTCCGAGTGGCTCGAAAATTATTTTGCGTTCCTTGAATCCATAGCCCCCGGCGTGACACTTCGGCCAGAGATAGCCGACCGACTGCGGGAAGGCATATTGCAGAGCCTTGCGCAACTGCCGGGGATAATTCCCTTCGAGGTAGATCGCCTTGCTCGTTCGATTCAGGACTTCGGCGTATTCCTTGAACTGCGGGGCGTCGCTGCCGTAGGTTCCAATCTCACGAATGTCGGAGATCGTTTCGACCATCTTGCGGATGTTGTAGCGCAGGGAATTGCTATAGAGGCCGGAGCGTGCGCGGTCCTTGAAGATCCCGTTGAAGATGCGCATGTTGCGTCCCAAGTTTTTGAATGGCTTGGTGTAACGCATTGCGCCCTCGCCCTCTTGGATCGACTCATCAATCCAGCCGATGCGCTCAGACGGCAGAGTCTCAAACTTCGGGACCTGCCAACACATGGCTTTCAAATCGGGAGACGAAGCGAGTTGAACGAGGCCCGTCATTAGTGGCCTAACTCAGCGGCTTCCTGGTGCATGTACGTCTCGAACTTCCGTTTCTTCTTCTCCGCTTCGTGCGCATCGAGTTTGTCAAGGGCGCGGCTCGCAAAGGCGCGATTGATCGCGCTTTTTGAATTCATCAGGCAAGTCAGCAGTTCCTTGCGGAGAGCATCGCGAACTGGACCCTCTTCGAGTTCGCGCTGTTCATCGGACTTTTCGAGGTCATCCTTTTCCTGCTGGCGCATCCTTGCGCTCCAAGAGTCCGCGTCTGCTGCGTTCTCGCAGACGATATCCTGCCACCCATTCGGACATGGAAATGGCAGCGGCGCGGCGACGCGAATCTTTTTCCACGGGTCAATCCAGAAACGAGTCTTAGTAAACTCGCGCGCGCGCTTCATGTGCGCCGGAATCCACAGATGCCCAGCGTGTGCGATGTCCGGCTTCTTGCCATCAGTCATTAACGGGTTCACGGCTTCGCTGGCTCCTGGGTTTCCTTGATTTCCATTTTATGGATAACCTGCTCCTTGTCGCCAGCCCGTTGCATCTTTGGCTTGGCGTCGCCGTTCGCGCTACGATCTCCACGCATAGCGTAGAACAGGATGGCGCTTGCGGCTTCGAGTAGCTTTTCAGCAGAAGGATGCTGCTGGTGAAGTTGGCTAAATCCGCATCCTGCGATGATTCCGAGCAAGATTAGGATGTGGCCTCCGGGAGTGTTCAACGTATCGAGAAAGTCTTTCCAAAGGGAAATAAGCATTAATCTCCTACACTCACGAGGAATCCATCGGAACACATTGACTCGTTCAAAATAGGCTGGCTAGGTTCTCCAGTGTTGTAACGCTTGGCCGAACGATCCGCGAGAACGTCAAACCCGTGCCGCGTGAAGTACGACATCGCCGCCGACATGATCCGGTCGTCATGCTTTCCGCTCTTGTGATCGACTCGCGTTTTTCCGCTGGCCAAGATTTTACGCTCCCACTCGTTGCACTCTTCTATCAGATACTTGCTATTAGGCTTATACCACAATCCGTTGACCGCTTCAATGAAACGCCCGGTGAGAAGCGGCCTAGTCCAAGCGTTCGTCATGAAGCCGTGTTGCGAACTGCTGCCTTCCCGAACCTTCTTTCCGTCGATTCGGTCGTTGCTGTGATGCCACAGGAAACCCATTAGTTTCAACTGGAATTGGCAATCGTCGCCGGGTCGATCGCGCTGTTCGATGCAGAACTTGACGCCGCGTGGATCCTTCGCGTAAGAACCGTAGTAGGCACCGATACAGGCGACAAACCCGACCATCTGCGCCGGATTGACGCGGTTCGAAACGAACTCAGCAACTTGGACGTCCTGACGATCATCCGTCTCGTTGCGCGTGACACTGAAGCAAGAACGATCCTCGTCTTCATTCCCGAGTCCGTCCGCCGTGTCCACGCCGACCGAGTAATCGCAACCCTTGCGCGGATGCTCGAAGATCAGAATCTTGTCGAGGGAGTTTTTCTCGTTCGTCTCATCGAACGAGACCAGCGGAACCATGATCCATTCGTAGGTCTGCCCCCGATGCGACTCCCACTGGACGATGATGCGCGGAAGGTCGTAATCAATCTGATCTTCGGGAGGTTCAAATCCGGAGTCGATCTGGTTGCTGATCAGCGCATACGCCTGAAAGTCTCGTTCGCGCGATTTTTCGTGAAGCTCAATCACGTCCACGTCGAAGATTCGGTCATGCTTGCCAACAAGAGCCTCCATGTCGTCCGCCGGCATCTGCTGCATCCAAGTACGCTGAGAGTGCGACTTGACCGCTTCATCGTAGTTGAATTCCCAAAACCATTGCTGGAACCGCGGCATCTCCCAATTCGATCCGCAGACACGTGCGAGATAGTCGGTATTCTGGATGTATAGTTCACACTTGCGAACGTGCTTCTTCGTCTCTTGATGCGGTTGCCAGACTTCGGGGATCGGATATTTCTTGAGCCAGTCCTTCTCGGGGTAGAGGTCCGGCGCCAACGGCCAAGATAGAAACATCGGCCGCAAACGAGATCGACCACGAGGCCAGTCCTCTTTCGCCGCGCGCCACTTGTCCGCCAAGTATCCGGTGTTTCCGCCACCCGTCCCCTCCCAAACTTGAAACAGATACTTCGATGAGTGCGTTGCGCGAAGCAAGCCCTCTTCGAGTGTCTTCTGCGGATTGGGGATATCGGCCAGTTCGGAAATGTGAATGTTCGTCGGGGTCCACCCTTGCGCGATTCCCGTTGCCTGCATTCCAGACTGAATCGAAAGTAGCGATCCGTTTTCCCATCCCATGCGTTTGCCAACGCGATCCTCAGTCTTGCGCGGCTTCAGCCACCACGGGCATTTTTCGTAGGCGATCGCCAGAACGCGAGCGATCAACTCGGATTTCTCCTGTTGCGCCGATGCCATGACCGATTGGCTGTGCGGACGAAACAACATACGATGGAGGAACTTCAGCGCCGTCTTGAGAGAGACGCCCTGCTGCCGACCCTTCAGGATCAGGAGCTCTATTGCGACTTCGCGGTCTTCAAGGTCTGCCACGACCTGATCGAAAATTTCCTGCCCGGTGCGATTGTGGAATTTGATGATCTGACCCTTCTCGTCGCAGAGGTAACCGTAGCGAGTTTCCCAATACGAAGAGTCCACTGAGCAAAGAATCTGCTCGTTCTGAATCCAGCGCTTGATCGCCCGCTGCTTGTTGGTCGTGAGCGGGACCTTGATTTCGTAGAAGGATCGCTTCTCATTGCTCGTGACCTTCGTGATCCGGTCGATGTAATCGCAGAAGTCTTGAATCTGGCCGACGCTGTGATAGACGGGTGTCCACCGCTGGTCAGCAGGCATCGCATCCATGAACGCGCTGATCTTCTGGTCGATGATACGACGCGAGTACACTATCCGGCCTTCAGGAGTTTCTGTGTCTGGACGAGATCAGGGAAAAGCTCATCCATGTTGATGTCGCATGCATTGGTCGTAATGCCGATGGTTTGTGTGTTTTCGTTCTGCTCCGCAGGCTTATCCTGATTCTCGCTGAGCGGGTTGATGATGAACGTGTTTCCACCCTTCGATGGAGACGGGAGGGCCTTCAGGATCAAGTTGACATCCCGGCGGTCCTTGTATCCGTCGCGTTCTTTGGCGAACTTCACTTGCCGAGATGTGATCGAGGAATGAGAACTCGTGAGAACGAGAGCGACTTGCAAATGTGACCAGTTTTGAATCGCTAACATGATTGCGCCGAGCAACGGAGCGATGTCGATCTTGGCTGCGAGTGCATAGGCTTCCCAGGGTAGAACCCTGTGATCCATATCGCTTGCCCGGTCGTACTCTTTCAGGAACGCGCTAACGAGGCCATCGCCAGAAGAACGCAGCGCAACGAGAACTTCTTTCAGCCCACCCTCGACGCAATCATTCAGGAGCTTCGTCATCTGCGGAGCTTTGTCCAGTTGCTCTTGGGTCACGTCGAGTTTCGCGAGCGACAGTTCCCTGTGTTCGGAGTCGCTCCAGTTCTTTTTCACGCGGCCCGGGCTCCTCTTCAGTGAGATCCTCGCTGAGCCAGTCTTCGGCGGATTCTCCGTTTCCTCTTTGCTCGTCACGTAGTCGTTCCTCCTCTGACTTTATCGAATGAATCGTGGGCTCGAGTTCCTGTGCCGTCCTAACCTTCGGCTCCGGCCAGAGCATGGAAACGGCGCGCGCCGCGGAGTGCGCCAGAGACTCCAGCGCCACAACGAGACGCTCCTGCTGTAGTCGATCTTGCTCCTCAGGTGTCAAGGCATAACCTTCGCCAATTCGCGCATATAGGCCCATTGGCCTCCTGGACTCCACATTCGCTCTATTGAAGGCTTCCACTTCCAAGGTCCACCAAAAGGCCCCCACCCTTCAATAAAAATATTGTCCTCGATCGGAATAGGTTTCTTGGCGGGGCGAGGAAATCGCCTCTTGACAGGCTTGTTTCGCTCGCGCTCATACTCTTCGTAGGTGATCTTGACCCAACGGCGATTACGGCATGAATACCAACCGCGCTGGACTCGACCGCCCTGTCCCATCGTCAGAATGTCGCCGGTATGACAAACCTCATGGAGTTCGCTAAAGATTTTCATGCTGTAGCTTGGGTCAAATTCATACTGCCCAATCATCAGCAGGTAAAGAGCGAGAATCATTTAAACCTCTTGGCGATCCATCCGTCAATCAAATCGTGCAAGAACACGAGTCCGCGCCCTTTGTCGTATCGCTGGAATCGGCGGTACTGCCAAGGATTATCTCCGCGCTTTCCGATCGCGTAACCAGCTTTATCGGTGTCCTGCATCGCCTGCCAGAATTCCTCAAGCAACGTGACCGAGATAGCGCCCATCTCATCCTGCGTCACGTCCATCGTAATCAGGTATTCGAAGCGCCCCTTGACTTGGCGCGGCCTATCTTCGGGAGTCGCTAACGGGGTATCGTGCTTCGTGAAGGTCACGTTTCCAAAACTGCGGTATTCGTGATGGCCGATTTCAATCTGCGCAGGAGCGAAGAAAGCGTTGACGTAATCAGAACTGGTGTCGACGTACGAATTTCCATCCGGCGCGCATTGGTGCTGATTCTCCGTGCCGACCAAGACGCACTTCATTGGCGCTAATGGCGCATCGTCGCGAGAACAGATTCCGTCGCCCACAACGAGAACGTTTTGATCCATCATCTCGCCGGGAAGTAAACCGCGACCAGCAGCCGGCCAGAATTGCTCGACTTCCCAACTCGCGCCCGGGCCATAGTCAACGAATGCTTCAACGACGCCATCATTCCGCCAGAGAGCATGGCGAACGTGGTCCTCACGAGAGGAGAATACGAAGTCGGTAGCGTCAATCAATTGGATTTCTTCTTTTCGGCGGGAGGCTGCGCTTTGGCGGACGCCTTTTCCTTCTCGGCCTTGTCGAGATCGACGAGCGCCTTCTGCGCTGCGCTAGCCGCTTCGTCGGCGTTCTTGAAGTCGCAGGGAGCCTGCTTATATTGCAGGTTCGCGATCACCTTGTCGCGTTGCGCGACTTCCAAGCGAAGCTGAAGGACTTCGCGGGAAGCAGTCGCCTCTTGCCCGATGGCTACAATCGCGGTCAAGGTCAAGAACAGAGTAACGAGAAAAGCGATTCGGTTTTTCATTGGGCCAGTTTACCTCAGAAGCATACGTTGTGAGTTCCGTTAAAGTAGGCCATTGCATTGTGGGCGCCGGATTGGCACTGGCTACCAGCAGTTATAGAGTCCTGATCAACATTCTTGCAGGACGTGCATATCACCCAGCCCACGGCCCCTGTTGGAAGTGATCCAAAGGCGAAGGACGGCGGAACAATGCCATTATTCGCGACAAGCGTAGTTGTCGAAGACCCGTGCGTGAAACTGATATTGCCGCCGCCGTCAATCGTCATGTCTCCACCAGCGACCTGATGAAAACTCATGTTTCCGCTCGTTCCTCGATCGCCCATTGTTCCGATCGAAGATCCGCTCGCTTTCAGGGTAATCAGCGGATGCGCCGTGGTATCGATATTGAAACTGGAGCTAGTGGTGCCCGTGAACGTGGCCGTCTGCGAAGTATTGATCGTCAGGGCCGCGGTTCTGCTTGACCCTGTTCCAATAATGAGGCTTGCACCAGCATGGCCCGCAGTGTTGAACAGTAGGTTATTCGTGTCGAACGCCAACTCACCACCAGCGGTATCAACGGAAGCAATCTTCGATGCCAGCGTTAGGCGCGATGTGCCGCCAGCGTTTTGAAGCAATCCCAACTGTCCATAGTCACTCGATGAAACTGTAACCTTGTGGTTTCCTCCCGTGCTCAGGATCACGCCAGAGGACCCAAAAATGCTCCTCTGGTTGATGTCGAACACTGCCGCAACGTTAGCAGCAGGTTCAATCGAGATCGGAAGATTCGTTCCTGATCCCGAGTGCGAGGAGTTCAAATAGACCTTTGACGCCGCCGTGATTCCAAATCCGCCAGTAGAAGCGTTAGTCGTCGCCGTCGCCAGCCCATAGACGCTGGAGGCGATAAGCTGGCCAGCCGCCGGAGTGATATCGCTAGAAGAAAGACCAATCGTCAAGTCGCCACCGCTACGCAATCTAAGAACCTCAACTGAATTGGCCGCGCCTATGACGTCGTGCGCTGAGAGCAATCCAAATGCGATATTGGCCGCATCGTTGTTCAACCCCGAGTTCGCCGCACTGCCCTTCAGAATACATGCCGAAGGATCAACCGCAGCGCAGCCGGAACCGCTAGCGGCACTGCCGCGCTTCGTGTAATATCCGAAGCCGCTGGAAACGATGGTGATCCCGCCGTTAGTTGTGATGGAAGGATTTGACGTTCCGCCGTCGATGTTGTTTCCATTGCGGTCCACAACCCAAGTACCCGCGCCGATGTTTTCGAGATCGACTTGCCAGCCGGCGGCGCATGGAGACGCTGGCAATGTGGCAGTCTTCGCGCCAGCATTTGAGACTGGAATCAATGCCCAGAAGTCCAGATCGCAAGAGACTGTGAAATTGTCGGTCTGCGTGATGATCGAATTCAATTGCCCGTATGACGGCGCGCCCGTAGACGCCGAGCGGCGGCTGAAGAAGCTATATCCCGCCGCATTGCTGAGGGCGTATGAAATCGTCGGCGTCGTTGTCGGCGTCGCGACGCTGGTCGTGAAGAGTGGCGTCAAGTTGTTCGAAGTGACATTCGTAACGGTCCCCGAGCCACCGCCTCCGCCACCAAGAATTGTCTGGTTGCCGAGCGAGTCAACTACGATCGGCTGCGTCACTCCGGCGATCACCTTGGACCCCCAGTTGAGCGTTCCTGCCGCGGCAGTCGCAAGTGATCCGGTGTTGACCGTCGTCAGGAAGGCCGTCTTCGTTCGCCCCGTAGCCGTCAGCGTCCCGCCGAACGTTCCAGTTCCGCCAGCCGTAATATTTCCTGAGGAATCGATCACTGGCCCGATAGGAAGAGAGAATCCTCCGGCCAGAATACCATCGGCACCCCCAGCGCCCACGGTTAGTCCACCACCCGTCATCAACACGCCTCCACCCGGCGCCGCAATGCTCATCACTCCAGCCGACAAGATAATCTCCGCACCGGATGCGTGCTGTAGGGAAATAGATCCCGTAGTTCCACGATCACCAACCATTCCGATATAAACCCCACCCTTGAGAAAGTTGACTGAGGTTGAAGAACCCGGACCACCTCCGTTGTTATTCAGCAAGATCGTGTTGCCTCCCGAACGATCATTTTGGAAGATGGTTTGAGAATCATTGAATTGAGCGACCAAAGCTCCATTTGCCTTAAGAAACAAAGGGAAATCGTCAGTGGGTCCAATGGTGATCGCCGCGTTCAAAAGATTTCCATCTTGGCAAATGAACGTCGTTGTCGGATCGCAGGCATACGTAGCCGGATCGAATATCGGCTGATCGAACAGCGTCCACGAGGAAGGCAACGCAATCGGAGTTCCGCCGGAGAGCGTCACATCGTATCGACCGTTCGCGGCATAGAATTGCCACCAGCCGACCGTCGACGCAGTGAAGGGATTATCTAGGGGCGTACCGGAGTTATCTGAATAGATTGTCGCCGCGCCGCCTCCGTGGACCGTCACAGTCACAGTGCATCGCGGATAGCTGCCCATCAGCGTGTTTGTGCTGTTCAGTCCGGAGACAGTGGCCTTGATGTTTCCCTGCGAACAGAACCCGCTAAGATTGCCGTTAGCGTAAGCGAAAGGGGCCAGCATGAAGAGCGCGAGGGCGAGTCGTTTCATGGCGCAATCGTAACACAAAGCCCGGCGAGAGGATTAACGGTCCTGCGCCAATCCTCCCGCCTCCCACGGTTCTCTTCGTGTCCAAGTCACGCGAGGTTTACGAAGTCTCTGCGAGATTTGCCGTGGTAAATACGGTCCTACTTCACGATGTTGGTCACGATCTTGGTCGGGCCGACCTTCTTCGCATTGGCATAGCGAATACCCTTCGTCTCTGCTGGCTTGCCAGGCGACGACTGCTCGACCGGAACCGGAAGGTCGTTGTTCACGCGCGCAACGTTCGGCGGCTCCTCGACAAACGTCAAGTCCACGCGGACCCCCGTCTTCTCGCCGGCCGCTTCAGGATCACCAGCCTCAAACGGAACCTCGCGCGTAATCGCCGTGATGCCCGAATCGTTCGCTTCCAGCTTCACCGACACCGACCCGCGGATCCACGAATACGACGCCGTGTCATTCAGGTAGCAGTCCTTGTCGAGCGCGATGCGAAAGTTGTTGATCAGGATTTCTTTGATTTCGGCGCCGCTCAGCGGCAGTGCCAACGTCTGTTCAGGCATTAGGCCTCCTTCGCTTGATAGAACGATTTCACGATCCCACAGAAGATGTAGTCCTTCAGCTTCTGATCGATCGGCAACTGCCCATAAGGGACGAAGCACGGATGTTCTTTCTTATCCGCGTCTTTAACGGGCCCATACTTCCATCCGTCGCGCTCTTTCTCGGCAAGCCAAGAATCATGACTAGCGCTCGGAATTGGATCCGACCCGGAAGTCAGGACCGACAAATGGAACAAAACTCCGTTGACGGCACTTTTCCGCTGCCATTCAGGAGCATCATCCCAAGAAGGCTGCGAAAGGTCCCCCAGCGTTGCGCAATATGCGCGATTCGCTTCATGACAAACTCGGGCAATGTGGCCCACTACAAGTTCAGGCATGTGACTCCTTGAGCTTCAAGATACGTCGGTAGGACTTGGACAGTTGCGCGCAATGCGAGCGATGGTTCGACCACCTTGAAGTATCCCGGCTTGCTGCGACGTCCCTTGAAGGGATTGCTGGACCCGCCGCGCCGATGGCTGAATGGCGCAGGCTCACCAGCCTTCACGCGAAACATCTTATCCATCCTGCCGCCGATGATCGCCAATAGGTTTGCTGCTTGCATGTGCTATTCCTCTTTCCAGTCGATCTCTTCCAAATTGCGTTCCGGCTTCGGTTTCTTCGGCGTCCAAACGCGCTTACGCTTTGGATCGTCCGGCAACTTAGGCGGCTTCTGCTTGCGATACTCCCTGAGAACCTTCAAAAACTGCCGATAAGTGCTCGGGAAAAACTGATTCGTCCCCTTCTCCACGCTTCGAACCGTCCGGGCCGACACAAACATCAACTTAGCCAACGCCGCCTGAGACAACCCGGCGCGCTGACGAAACTGACGGAACCGGCGCGCCACCATCCGAACGTGAGTCGGGCTGAAACTGTGCCGATACGCCATGCTACACCCAAACGCCTTCTCGCATCTGCTTAGCCAGCCGCTCCGCGCGATCTCCGACCTGAGTCGCCCACTTGCTGTCGAGCATCTCCTGCGCGGCCTTGTCGTAGTCCCCGGCGCGGTAGGCGTCCAGCATGTGACGAAATCCCAATAGCCGCGAGATCCCCATGTTGAAGGCCATATTCAGGAGAACTCCGAAGCGAGAATCGTTTTCATGAGCTACGCAAGATAAGCCATTCTTGCTAAGTTCAGCCGTGGCGATTACGACGTCATTGCTCAACATCATCATCGCTTCGCCTTCGCTGATCCCAACATCGTCAAGGTTCCGGCCGATCCCGATCGAGAGATTGTCTTCGATATCCCGATAAGGCTTGAGACAAAGTTTCTCGTCTCGCCGCAACTGCTCGTAAATGTTCGTCGGAGTAGACAACCTACACCTCGTCGTCCGGAGTCCCCGGAGGATTCGCGTTCTGCGCCAACCCGTCCAGATACCGGAAGTACTCGAGATCCCCCCAAGTCGCCGCGCGCCCAAACAACGGCTCCGCGTAAGCCTTGCCTTCCCCGAAGTCCGCAACCGCGATCTCCGAAGCCAAAGGCCGCTGCTCCAGCCAATTCTCCTTCAGCAACTCCACAATCCGCCCAGCCGTCGGCGATACCTTACTCGCCTGATGCGGATGCACAATCTTGATCGACCCTTCCTTCACATTGAAGCTCATCGAATAGCCCTCCAACCGTAGTCTCAACTTCCAACTGATTTGGGAAAATTACCCCATCCCTGCCGCTTTCGTCAACCAAAATCGCATCTAACTGATTCTAAATGTTCCACAAAGAACGTCACTGACTAACGAAATTGTGTCTCTTGCCATGACATGGTCGGCAAAGCCAAGTCACGAGATATGGCTGGGAGTAATCCGAGTGGTGAGCCTCTACTTCGACCGAACCACAGTCGGAGCAAGGCAACTTTTTCAGATGCCCTCGCTTAACCAGCAAGTGAGTGTAGGAACGACAGTTAGCCTTAAACTTTTCGTCCTCCGACATCTTGATATAGGGCTTACGGTGGTCCCTCTGGTATTCGGCATGACACGACCGGCAGGTTCTCTGTCCGGGTCGACGACTTCCACCGCAGCGGCATAAATGAGATTGTGGCATGTTCCATTTTAGCATGGAACTTCAGTGTCAGAGCAGCTTTTCCAGCTCGAACCTTTGCCGGAACGTATTTACCTCTACCTTAAATTTTTTCAGTTTTCTCAACACCGCTAACCCGTTCTCCTATTTCCACTTTCTCTAAAATTTTTTTTATAGCGAAAGGCGGGAAAGGCGTCACTTCCTGCGCGAGGCCGGGGGTACCGGACAACTCGCCCGGGTCCTGGGTGGCCTACTAGTCGGCTGTACGTGGACAATCGCGCGTCTACCGCTGCAGTTGCGCGCGTGGTTGACTGACTGCGGCGCCTCTTCACTGCCGCGATTGGGTAGCACCGGCCGCGATCAGAGGCGGGGTATCGCGTCGCGTGCGGCCATGTGAGCCGGAGTATTGCTACGCGCGCCTATAGCTAAGGCATACTTTCGTGACGCGCGCCCTACGTCCGGACCACAACATGTTGTGCTTTCCAGCGATCGAATCAGCGCTCGCCGATGTCCGAGTACTTCCCTAATCAGCTATCCTGAACCTAAAACCATTCGTGAATCGCGCAAGCTCTTGAAACGGTGTGCAGGGGAGGGCTTGAGGCCATTCTACCCTCCCGTTTCACTTTCGACCGTCCGCGTGTGATCGATCGTTACAGTGAGCGACCGT